TAGCTTCATGTCGACCACCCACGCACACAACAGCGATGAGATGTACGCGAGTGAGTCGTAGGGAGTACCCGCGAACTGATCCATGATCTGGCGCTGGGTGTTGTCCCAGACGACTATCCCGGTTGTCGTGCCGGGGTCGACACCTATGATGTATCCCAAGTCACTCATCTCAGTTCACTCTTCGAGTCGACGTGGTTCCGATTGTATCAGGTTGTGGATCTTGCCCAGTGATGAACATGTCCTTCATCAGATTTTGGGCCGAGCTGCTTGATCAATGAATTACAAGTACGAACACATCCAGGGTGCAGGACCATAGTGTTCAAGTGCAACCTTTACATAACTAGTTGACATATGGTCTTTTAGCTCCCCACGACTTACCGATTGTGATCTCAGCTTCGAGTGGTACAGCAAACATCGTATCATCATTCATGATGTCACTCACCGTATGTATCGTGTCACTGAGTCTGTCATCAGGGACTTCAAGTATCACCTCGTCATGTACGGGAATAACTAGGTAATCTTGAAGTCCTGCTTGAGCAAGCTGAATGAGTTTTAGCTTTAAGACTTGCGCTGCTGATCCCTGTACCATGTAGTTGACAAGCTTATAGATCTTATCATCGTCAATCGCGAATCGCCGTTCAAAGAGCGGTCCCAATACTGAAGCTTGTCCTGTCTCACGAAGATTTCGTTCACCTTCTTCAGTGATACGGCGCTGGAGTCGCTTGATGGCAGGAAAGCGACGATTAAGAAGTGCCATGAACTCTTTGGCTTCAGTGAGACTTACACCTGCAGTCCAAGCGAACTTCTCATTGCCAGCACCATAAATGGTCGCATACATTGCATTTTTAGTTATCTGACGCCTGGGATCTTTCTTCTGGATGCTTGGATCATTAAAGATACCACGAGCCATTTCCGTGAAAAAGTCATCAGCATCGAATGCATGAATGAGATCTTGATCTTCACTTAGTGAAGCAAAGAGACGAAACTCAATCTGTGAAAAGTCAGCAAACACAAGTGTGTGATCTGATGCGGGTATGATACACGATCGCACAAGTTCCGCGAGTGGATTACTTTCACTACTTCGTGGGAGATTCTGTAAATTGACATTGCTCATCGACATGCGACCGGTCTGGGCCGCGATGAAGTTCACGCTTGGGTGGAGTCGAGCATCTTCATCGACGTCCTCGAAGAAGTGCCGTAGATACGTTCGTGCGATCTTCTGCGCCTTGCGCCGCTGAAGCACGAGCTGTGACACGGGATGATCAACCGTCGCGAGCACCTCAGCGTCCAGAGCGATCGACCCACCCTTCGTCAATGTCGTGAAGGTGAACCCCTGGTCCTGTAGGTACTCGATGACCTTCGCGTTCTTCGCGGGGTCCACACCGTAGTGACGTTCGCAGTACGCTGAGAGATCATCGCAGTACTTGAGTAGCTCATCGTGCTTGGTACGAGCTCGAGCGGTGTCGACTCGTACACCGTGATCTTCCATCTTGCCACAAACTGAAGACACTGTGAGTTCAAGCTCGTACGCTCGAGGAGCGGTGGCCTGCACGCGTGGTAGCAAGATGTCATGTACCTGACGAGTGAGCACGGCATCGATCCCACCATACATCCAGTACTTGTCGAATGAGAGTGGGACCGTCGACCAGGTGAACCCCGATGCCTTCATGGCATCATCAAGCTGGGACTGCAGTACCGCTGCACGGGGATCAACCAGCTGTGAGCTGAGCCGCTTCAGGGCGGCCGAGCGGGTAGGATCGACCACCCTGGACATGAGCATGGTGTCGTGACAGCGGTCGAGTGGTAGCTGCACTCCGAGCGACTTACGAATCACACGTTCATCGAACTTCAGATTGTGACCGACGAACGTTCCGGGAAACCTCTCGATCAGCTCGACGAAGAAGCCGGTCCACGAACGACGACCCTCGCACTCGAACACCCACGCCTGTCGGTCATCACCGAGCTGGCCAAGTCTGATGGGATGTTCATGTGGGTTGAAGCCGTGCGTCTCGGTGTCGATGGCGAGAACGCCGGTACCCAGGTCGGTCAGCCACTGGACGCATCGTTCGGCGTCGGCCCATGTGTCGACCTTCGTGACTTGTACGTCGTCGAGACTCACCGCAGCCCAGCGGCCGAGTCGGTGTCCCAGGACTGGAAAGACTGTTTACAGCGCTCTTTACAGTACACGTAGTCGACCTCATAATACTTGCCATCATCAAACTCTTCAAGCTCCGGGCCGATGATGGGGCTCACGGGAAACCTAAAGATCGAACGTAGCACACGTCCGTGCTCATCGAGTAGTTCACGGTCACACTGACGACAGTGACGTTCATCCTCGAGGAGGAGACGATCGTTCCAGACGTCACGGTACTTCACTGCGACACGAGCTTTACCTCGAGACCACACATGCGCAGCAGCTCATATGAGCGCTCGGGATCGCGGTAGTCCGAGTGAGTGACCTGGACAACGACGCGTGAGAGTCCGGAGTTCGCGATCATTTTAGCACAACTCCAACAAACGTCACTCGTTGAGTAGATAGTGCCACCCACACGATCGGTTCGATCACAGACGAGTAGTGAGTTCTGTTCGGCGTGTATTGAGCAGCAATCACTGTAAGACTTCAATGTGTCAGCTCGTGGACCGTAGATCGCACGCTCACAGAAGTCACTACATGGTCCTTCATCAGGATAACCCGCGGGTGGTCCGGTGTAGCCAACCGCCACAACACGGTTGCGCGGGTCGACGACGACCGCGCCGATCTGACCGCGCACACAACGACTACGCTTCGCGATCGAGCGCGCCACGGACATCCATGTGTCGTCCCAGGAAGAGCGTTTCATCAGAGACTCGCGGGATCGGCGAACGCGAGGAAGAGTTTAACCATCGACTGAAGCTCTTCCTGTGTGATCACGATTCGTTCATCTCGATCATTCCAAATGTGCCACGCGGCGTCGGGATGATCAGACCTCGCGGACTCGGGGATGCGTGTCACGTAGATCACTGAACGTTCTCCATCACGGTACACTCGATGCACGGGTTGAGCGGTGTGGTCTCGCCGGGATCGTACACGTAGTCACACCACCGACAGATCATGCGAGGTCTGGGCTGGTGGTGGAAGAGTCGGTGGATGTGCACGGCGTTCCACTCGTTGATATCCGTCGTCTCGACTCGACCCATGCCGATTCGTCGGGCAAGCTCACGAGTCATGAGCCAGCGTAGTGGTGGTAGCTCGGTCACGGGGTCGACTCGTGTCATACCCTCTGGTCCGAGTGGGTCATCGTACGTGATGAGTGGTGGGACCTTGTCCACAAACTCATCAGGATCGTGACTCGCTGGAAGATTGTGAAGTCGCTTGGTCGCGTCGAGATCACGCTCGTAGATGTGAAGAGAAGTGACGTTGTGTACGTACACTCCGGTCCCGATGTTCAGCACGTGAGCGAGTGAACGCTGGAGTGCGGTGAAGATCGGCACGTCGTAACACATTCCAAGCCACGCATCATTCGAGCGCATGTGCGTGTGCATGTCCAGCACACCATCGCGTATCGTCCAGCTCAGCGAGACAGTGCACGGCACGTCACGACTCGGCTGTGCGAGGTCACTGGGCCTCCAGATCGTCGCTACGGCCTGCCTGGTGTCGCGGTCAGTTGCTAGCCGTCGAAGCACCAGAGGGAGCTGGTCGTGGAGTCTAGGGCCGTACGCACCTCGCAGACGGCCGCCGTCGGCGAAGTCGGCGAACCGAGGGGCGATCGAGGTAAGCTGCTGCAGGTCGGAGTACCCACCGATGAGCTGCACCAGCTCAGCCGACGCAATGGTGAGGTTCAGCTGTCGTCCGATCCCCCAGGGCACCGACATGCTTGGGTCGAGAAGCAGCAGCTGGAAGTCCGACAGCTCGAGAGTCGGTTGGTCGCGAGGTGCGGTCACACTGCCGTACTGCTTGATGCTCTCGATCACCTCACGGTAACCGAACTGCATGTTGTCCGTGACGATGCGGTTTCGGTCAGCCACGAAGACACTTCTTACACGTCACAGGCGTAGAGACGTCGACACGCTCACCGTGATAGGGCCACCAACCGACGTCTCTGAGACGACACACTAGGAACCATCCCTTTCGTTCGCTATCATAGAGGCATGTGTGAACTTTACCAGGCCCAAACCGACCACCGAAGGCCTGGTATCGACCCTCCCGAATCCCACCTCTAACTTGGACGAGCTGCATCAGAGGTCCAAGAGCAGGGTGTACTGCTGCCACGGGTCACCAAAGCAGGTGAAGAAGTCGCCGTCGGTCTTGATGTACCACGACATATCACCGTCATCACTTGGACGTGATTCAATGACTCGTTCTTGTTTGGTGCCGGCACTGTCAGCAAAGTTGTGACTGTACGAGAGCGTGATAAGATCACCCTCGCGTAGGTCGGCCATCGGTACGTGTAACACTCGTCTCACTTGTGTTACCTCGTCGTGGTGACGATCGCGATCGTCGTCGTCGTCGTGGTGACCTCGTTGATCTCGAGGATGTTGCGGAACTTGGTGAAGGTTGGGTTGCGGTAGCCGATGGCGTGGAACTTGTAGGTCCCGCCGACCTTGATCTTGCCGTACACGTCGCTCGAGTTCTTACGCCCGAACACCTGGTCAGTGATCTCGAAGTTCTCCACGTCAGTGTACACCATGAACCGACAGTCCTTCGCCGAGAAGCAGGTGCGCTCCTTGTTGCTGACGGTCCCCTGGATCCACTCATCGGTACTGGTGCCGCAGCCCGCGAGCACGAGCACCGCGATACAGATGGTGATAAGACGCTTCACTGGTCGTTCTCCCTAATCTCATTGATAATGTCACCGGTGTCACCCGGGTCCCAACGGCTTGGGTACTGCAGACGCAGGTCGTACATACGGTAGGCCGTGTAGCAGATCACACAGATGCTCAAGAATGCTGAGAGTGCTATATCAGCCATCACAACTCCTTATGTGTATCGTATGTCGGTTATGATTGTATCAGGTCTTCGGTCTCACGTTCACCTCGCCACTTGAGGTGATCGGTGTTCTGACCGACGACCGACTCGATGAGTCGTCCGTACTCAACGAGGTCAGCGTGAAGAAAGCGTCTTACGTACTGAGGATGTGGAACGGCTGAGTGAGGTACGTTAGCCTTCACCAGAGCCTCGTGTGCCTTGCGACCCAGTGCGACGGCCGGTGGTCGACCCGCCCACTCCCACGTCTGCACAGGGTCGCTGTCCTCACACGCGTTAGTGATGCCGATGCGTCTCCAGAACGGATCGGGTAGGTACTCGAGTAGCCAGCGTCCACTGGTAGAGCCACGAGGTACGAACGCCGAGCGATCGGTCGTGACGTTTCGCTTCTCACCAAAGAGTAGGGCATTTGGCCACGGCTTACCGATGTAGCACGGGTCAGGAGGCTTGAGAGAGCCCCAGTTCGCACGACTGAGTATCTTCTGGACGGTCTGAAACGACGTATCGTCGGGAGTAAACCAGGGGAGTATCGTGTCTGGAAGACACTCATCTCGGTAGCGCTCACGAGCTCGTAGGATCTCGTGAAGAGTACGATGCTCATCACCGCGGACTTGGTAGCGACTCGTGAGAGTCGACTCGTCCTGGATCATGTACACACCGACGGCACCGTGTGCTACGAGGAACAGCTCCACGTGTCGCCAGCCTGCGACTCCTAAGCGATCGCGACCTCTAATGAGTGGACCGTACACGCGCTCTCCCCAGTGGAGACGATCACAGACCACTGGAGTGTCCGAGTCGATGAAGGGGTACAGCACGTGTTCATACTCGATGAATGGGTCGGCTTTAGGCTTAGGAGCACTGCACTTCACGAGCTCGAGGTCAGGCCTGTACTCGCGAAGAGTCTTAACGAATGTACTCTTCCCACTTAAGTCCGTGCCCTCGACGACGATGATCACATCGACTCGATGACTGGTGGTTCGTACGGATCGCCTGGCTCGGGAACGTGTGCTTCAGCCGGAGCGGACTCACCGGTCCTTAAGAAGTGCGCAAAGACCGAGGCACGCTTCGTGAAGCACGTGTCGTGCGGAGCACCGGCGATGGGTGGATGCGACTTAACAGCGAGCTCGAGTGCTGACACTCGTATGCTGACCTCATCGTCTTCGGGGAGAGGATCATAACCAAGCGCTTGAAGAAGTACCTCGACGTCCGTCAACTGTGCTGCCACACGGGCGACACCGAGTGGTCCGTACTCATCACCGGCCTCCTGAAGAAGCTTAAGAAGTATGGGTGAGACTTCCTGAAGATCGGGATGAGAACCGCGATCGCCCACAACTAACCTCCGTACACGTGAGCGCTCGGGTGACGCGCTGGGTCGATGAGGTTGTATCGGTCCTCATCCTCGACCTCAGGCTCCACGACGTCGACGCCTCGTTCGGAGTCGTCGGTGTAGCGAACTTCGTGAGAGTCGAGTTCGAGTGTGTCGAGAAGCTCGGCCAGTCGACCGTCGTACTCGGCGGCCTCCGAGAGGGCGCGTTGAGCGACTAGAGGGAGGAACGTCGTGTCATCGTGACGCTTGGCCAGCTTGGCGATGACCAGCCATGGGTCACGGAACCGCCGGGTCCTGAAGCGATCGTGCTCGCCGTCAACCAGGGAGCGACCGACCGTCTCGAGAACGTAGGCGGTGCCAGACGACTCGTCGTTAGCGATGTAGATCCGCACCTCCAGCCAGCGGCACGCCGAGCAGCGCTCACCACGCTGGGCCTTGCGGTCGGGCGAGTGGCTGTGCTCAATCTCACGGCTGGAGGCGTCGGCGACGCGTCTACCATTGAACGAGACCATTCGCATACGACCCGTGTCAAAGTCGTAGTCGCGCAGGACGTAGTCCTGAGTGAAGCTTCTCATCAGTGTTCCTCGTGTCCGGGGGACAGGTTGTCCAAGTCAATGTTGTGTCTTAGTCTACACCGAAGTGTGGTCCAACGGTCACCGATCGAGGAGCCTCCACCCGGTGGAAGAGGGAGAGTGAGACCGGATGGAGACTCCCACGACGTCGGCTTCGACCATCACTCTGGTCGAAGTTTCACTGAAGGAGGGTGGCTCCCAGTGCGACAACCGACGGGGTCTAGTGTACCAAGCTGGAGAGTCCCCACGCGCGAATGGGGGAGGTAGGGATGGGGACTCTCGCAGCTTGATGCGCTTCCCGAGGAGGACCCGACCCTCCACGCTCGTCAGCGGTCTACACCAGTCTGGCTGGTTTCAGTGACCGGGAAGTCTCACGAAGCTCGCCTACAACATCACTGAACTTCGCCTCTAGGTGCGGTGCCTCGTCGTGATGCCTGTACGATTAAGCTGAGTCTCACATGCTCCTCCGTGTAGCGCGGAGCGAGTGCCAGCAGACTTGTGGAGAAACATCTACTCTATCACAACCTCCCATAGTTGACGCCACGCCAGTTGATGACGGTCTCATCCTCAGAGACGAACACTTGAGGACCAAGCACCGTGACATCACCGCTCTTATATGGGTAGCGTACTCGCCGCCACCCGTATGCCGGAGCGTAGGGTACTCGCCAACGATCGAGTATGATCAGCTCGTAGTTGTATGGAGCAAGTCGTATGAGCTTCACAGTCTCCCCGCACTGAAGTCGGCGATGACCTGCGGCGCCGAGGCGTCGAAGCCGACGACGTCGAGCGTGCCCGGGTCCTTGGGATCGGCGATGGTGAAGTCGGTGGCGGTCAGACCCACGACGACCAGACGGGCGGAGGGGTTGATCTTCTCGCGGTAGTGCCGGAGCGCCTGCGTGGGATGCTCCCTACCGGCCCACGTCTCGTTGTCCGTGTACACCACGAACGTGTCGACATGGAGCTTACGGCCGAGAGCGTAATGCATCGGCAGTGAGCAGTCGGTGCCGCCCATGGGGATGTTCGAGATCGTGCGCACCACATCATCCAAGCGCTGGCGAGGCGAGATGCTCACCGGCACCAGCGTGTCACTGAACGCCATCACGTGAGCGTCGGGCTCGGAGCGCAGCGTGATCAGCGCCATGGCGGCGGACGCCACACGCGGCGTGATGTGCGTGTTCAGGATCGTGCTAAAGTCCATCGACCCCGAGACGTCCAGTGCCACGAGTGTCGTGCGGTCGGACGGCTGAAGTGACCCGAACGCCGCGTAGAAGCCCGCGTCCAGGGCGTCGACGATGCGACTGGTGGGTTTCCAGGTCAGCGACCCTCGAACACCTCGTCCAGCCTGGTAGGTCGACTCGGCGAGGAGCAGCTGGAAGGGGTGGACCTTCGACTGCACGAAGGGGTTGGCGTTCCGCGAGAGGAACTCACCGATGTGACGCTCGTCGGACGCGGTGGGAACCCGCAGCCGCTCGAGCACCAACTTCTCGAGCTGTGAGCCCGAGGTGAGTGCGCCCGTCGAGGCCATGCGCCCGAGCTGGCGGGTGAGTGCGGTGAGTCCCATGGTCGGGACCAGCGCCTCCAGGACCTCGGGAGAGCGCAGCGTCGCGTCGGGCAGGCACTCCCAGGGAAGGTCGTGATCCAACACAGCCTGGGCGACCCGCTTGGGGTCGGTCACACGCTGGACGAGTTCGAAGCCCGCGATGACGTTGGGAAGCTTACTTCCACCGTTCTCCCAGGTGATGTCCTCACGGTGGGTGATCCACTTGAAGATCGCGTCGCGCACCGGATCATCGGTCTTGGGATGCGCGAGCCGCAGGAGGTCACGGTGCGTCCAGCCGTCGCGCTGGCGGTACTTCACCGCCTGCAGTGCGAGACGATCACGTGCTTGACCGGTGTACCACTCGGCGACGGCGTCACGAAGTCCACGACCCCAGCCTCGAAACTGCTCCACGTAGTTGGCGAACGTGAACAGGTGGTAGCCCGTGCGGCACAGCTGACGAAGCACGTCAAGGGCGAAGCGTCGGACTCCGGGGTCCGAGGCAGCGGTGCACGCGGCCAGGACGAAGAGCGTCGGCTGCTGTCGAGGAGCGAGGTTACGCAGTGAGACGTCGAGAAGCTCACGCACGACACGCTGACCGTCGTGCTCGATGAGTCCCAGGACGGTCTGGGCGTTCTCGGCAGTGAGCTTCTGCTCCGAGGTGTAGTACGTGCCACCCTCGGTGCCCAGCACCAGGAAGCGCCGCAGGCGCCGCCAGTCGTCGACCTGGAAGACGTAGCCGCCGGCAGCGTTGCGCACCTGGTCGGTGCGACCCGGGATGGGCTCGGTCTGAGGCGTGCTTCGCGTCGAGATGCGTCGCAGTGGATCCGTCATCATAAGCTCCGTTCGTCGTACGTTGGGGTGTGACCCTAGACAAGTGAGTGAAGACCGCTAAAGACCGATGCTCTACCACTGAGCTACACCCCTGTGACTCATCTAGCGTAGGGGTGGGACGACTCGAACGTCCGTCTTCGGTTTCCTGGTAAGCGACCATCTCCGGCCCGGGGACACGTATCCCTCTCGTCGACCTGGTGACCCGCTGAAAGGTCTCCAGCGTCTGAGAAGGTGGTTCGGATGAGTGAGTGAACGCCGGGGGGTTCAGGTGATAAGCTGATAACCGACGTCCTCCGACCCGGACCGTGAGATCTTAGTTGGAGGGTGACACGGGGGTCGGGTGAGCGAGTAAGTGGACTCCGGCGTTCTTCCAATGATAACCGAAGTCCTCCGGCTCACCCGAGATCGTTGACCACGCTGTCATCGTTCCCGTGTTTAAGATGCCCAAGCTGCGGATACAGAACCGCGACGTCAGGCTACCAGACCGGGCAGCCACGGTCAACCGAGAAACCGAGATTCTTGTGTGAGATACCTATCGTCGCTTGTTCTGCTCGTCGAGGCGCCTCTGGTGTTCGGCCTGCGCCTTCTGTTGCTCAGCACGTACACGCTGCTGCTCGGCCAGTCGCTCCTGTTGACGCTGATGATGATCCACCACGCTCTGTGCCCGGGCCTGGTAGCTTGCCTGGTCTTGACGTCCGGTCGTCTCTTTGACGTGATGCTCGGCGTTGTAGAAGGTGACCCAGTCGTCAGCCTGGTTGCGGTAGAGCTCGTCACGCTCACGCTGTTCGTTGCGGCGGTCACGGTCGAGCTGACGCTGGAGCGCCTCCTTCTCCTTAGGAGAGCGACCGCGAGGTCCGGGACGACGGGGAGGTCGTGGCATCTTAGGTTTCCTTCGTCGCAGGTGTGGAGGAGGGCTCCCAGGACCCGGGAGGTCACGCGACGGCGACGACACGCGACTCTACATGGGGGTGCGAACCGGATCCTGGGGCGGCCCCTCCGGTGACACCACGCGCGAGCGATCTCAGTGACCTAGGCGGGGGACGCGGCCGGTCACCGGTGCTGGAGTGTGGCAAGAACAAGGTACCAGGTTGTGTGTGTCCTGTCGACCCCAGATGGTGTGAGGAGAGTTCCTCCTACACGTTCTCGCAACTCGAGCGGAGCGGCGGTAGTAGGGTAGAGGTCTTCCAGTGACGGACGACCGTCCTCATGCGACGGTGATTGAGAGCATTGAAGTGAGACGGTGACTCTACTCAACCTGGGCCCACACCAGACTCTCTTATGGTGTGGCTTCGCGCCCGTGGTGCGGGGGCGAAGACTGATGACCGACCGGGGTACCGCGGGTCGGAGAGGGGAGTGCCTGTGGCGCACTCGAACTCTTCTGCGACCGGGTGGTCCAACTATGACTGGGCGCTAGCGTACCAGCGCTCGGGCCTAGTCGTCATACCCCTGTGGCCGGGAACTAAGACACCTCACTCATCGAAGGCGAACCCGAGCCGTGCTCTCCTGGGAGGTGGCTTCAAGCTGGCGGAGGTCGGTGAGTGTAGTGAAGAGTGGGTGAGAAGGTGCTGGGGACCAGAGGGTGAACCGACGGCCGGGATCGGTGTCGTCTGTGGAAGCCGCTCACGGCTGCTGCTGATCGACGTCGACACCAAGAACTCGGGTGAGTTCTCCTGGGAGGCCTGGCGAGCCGAGCGGAGTGAGGCGGGCCTGGTGCTGCCCGAGACTCCGATCGTGCGCACGCCCAGTGGGGGATACCACCTGTGGTTCAGGCTTCCCGAGGGCCTGGAGCTGCGGTCCTGGGACGGCTGGCTGCCGGGAGTCGACGTCCTGGCCAACGGCCACTGGGCCGGTGCTCCACCGACGATCGTGCGTGACCAGGTCTCGGCCTGGGACTCCACCGCATATGAGTTCCAGCGCACGTGTGAGAAGCCCATCGTACCCGACTGGTTGCTCGAGGAGCTGAGCACCGGGCGGCGACGTCGAATAAGTGCCGTCGGACGACTCGCCGAGAGCGCTGAGTATGAACGTAGCGTTAGGTTTGACTGGGTCAGGTTCTGGACACCGGGTGCGGTACCAGGTGGTGAGCAACACGACACGCTCGTGAGTGCAGCGCACAGTGCTCGCGCTAAGAACCTGGATGATGATGTCGCACTCGCGCACCTCATTGACGGGGTACGCTGCTTCACGAATGAAGATCCTGATGATCCTTGGACCGATCAACACGCCATCGATAAGTGGGAGGAAGCGAAGCAGAAACCTGCGGGGACTAGCTTCAACCTAGATGACGTTGAAGTTCCCGACTACACCCCACACTTTGAGTCCGCTGTCATCCCTAGGGAGACGAATGGGCAGGGACGCGCGCAGCTGCGGTTGATTCACGGTGAGGGTGGTGAGAGTGAGAGCCCGGGTGAGGGTGAGGATGAGGGTGGTGATGAAGGAGATCGAGAGCTACCTCCCGGTGGCGGTTGGGACAGCCCACCAACACTAGGTGACACTGATGAAGAACATGCTTGCGAGTTTCACCGACTTTACGGTGAACGAGTGCTGTGGGTTCCTGGACTCGAGTGGCACATGTGGACGGGAACTCACTGGCGTCCTGACGATGCACATGACGTCGATGACCTACTGACCGAACTGGGCTACCGCATCGAGACGTATCGCTTAACACTTCGCGACCGTGAGGGTTTCGAAGATGAGTTTCGACTCTTAGGTGCTCGAGTGAAGAGACTCTGGAACTCGCGAAGCGTGAGTGGTGTAAAGATCAAGGCCGAGAGTTACGCCCAACACTGGAACGGTAGAACCCAGACGGCTGAGTGTCTCGACACGCATCTCACGATGCTCAACACACTAACGGGTCTTACGCAACTAGCTGCGATCACTGAGAGGAGTAGCGTAAGTGAGTAGGTTGACTGCAGGATATGACTTTGAAGCACGACCTCACGACCCACGAGACCTGATCACACGATGCACAAGGGTGGGCTACTACCCAGATGCACACAGCGAGTTGTTGGATACGTATCGTCTGACATTCTTTCCCGATCCTGAGCACTGGGAGGCGCTGTGGCGCCTGGTGGGAAGTTGCTTAATAGGCGGCAACCAGCACCGACAGCTGATCTTCTTCGCCGGTGCCAGCACAACGGGTAAGTCACTACTCGCGGAACTCATCATGAAGGCACTTGGGAACTATGCCGCACTCAGCACCGCGAGCATCTTCCGCGGCAACCAGGATGAACGGCCTAGGGCCGACCTCATGAACATCATGAGCTCACGAGTCGTGTTCGTCGAAGAGGTCGGACACGCCTGGGAACTACACGCCGACCGCGTGAAAGATATCACGGGTGGTGGCCAGCTCACCGCGCGAAAGCTACACTCAAACACATACGTCACGCGTAAGATCGAGTTCACCGTGATCGCTGTCACGAATGAGCTACCACGTATCAAAGATGCGGACCACGCACTGCTACGTCGAGTTAAGGTCATACCGTTCACACACAGCGTCCAGGAGGGGGAGGACTACACCGTGCGTGAGCGTATGCTTAGTGACACCAAGACGCTCGAGGCCGTCTTAAGTGAGGCGATGCAGGGATGTGCACGCTCACAGAAGCACGGAGTGGATGACCTTCCAGAGGCGTTCGTGGCGGCACGGGCTGCGGCCTACGGTGAGATCACAGGCACCGAACTAGTCGCCGAGTTCGTACACGACCTGATCGAGCGTAGGCTGCTGGTCGGTGAGAGCGTCCAGGGGCAGTGCGCAAAGTTAGGTGAACTGTTCGAGCTGTACGTCACTGCACCGGGACGACGGAGTGAACGTGAAACACGCGAGTTGTCTGCTCGTCGGTTTGGACAGCTACTTCGTCTCCTAGGATACGAGGTGAAGAACGTCAACGGTGGTGTGAGAGTGCTTGGCGTGCGGCTCGATGGTAGTCTCGCTGTCGTCCGTGCAAAGCTGGAACTGTGACCCGGACATTTCGGAAACTCCCTAGTCGAGCCTAGTAACTAAGCGGTGGTTGAGTTGGTTACTAAAGCAGTAACGACAGTAACGAGCAGTACTGAAGAAATTGGGTTTCGCTACTAGAGGAAAATGATAGTACTCTTGGTTATTTCTGATTACTTAGTAACGTAGTAACTAGGAACTGAAAGTATTGCTGTAGGGAGAGCAGCTGACTGGACAAGCAGCTGGAAGAGTAGTAGGGTGCTTGTTCAAAGAGTTATGTATCTAGACCCCTTGGGGATCTAACTCTGGAGCAGTCGCTACTAAGTGCTAATGCAGGTATGATACATCACATCAGAAAGTAGGAACAAATGCCACAGCTTCCTAGTGCACGCAAGGCACTTTCAGTTGATGAAAAGAACGAGTTGGATCGTCTCGAGCTGATCTTGTGTGGTGATAGAGGTTTCCTTGAACTCACAGATGATGAACGGAAACGCGTCGAGATCTTGAGGGTTAAGAAACATCAGTACGAATCTGAACAAGCCCCCTGGGCGCGGTCACTCATCTGGTTGGCCGAGGCTGAGCACCGATATGAAAGTGATGAACTTGAAGCTGCAAACGCTGCAGCACGACTGGCCACGGCGTTTGCCACGCTACATCACGCTCTTCATCCATGACACCGTCTGGTGGCACGGTCTCGAGGAAATCCTGTGAGATCTGTTGACTAAGTGATGACTTCCTGATAGAATGAACTTAGGAAGTTCGACGGTAGGAAGGAATGAGATGGCGAAGATCAACTGGCAGCAGAAGCGCGCGGCCGACGCACTGGCCGAGCGGATCTACGACGCCCTGCAGGACGAGGGCGTCGAGGTCGAGGTCATCCCAGGCACGCGCTGGGACGGCGTGCCATATGGGAAGATCGTGGCCGCACTCAGCACCCGAGTGCTGCACCTGCTCGAGGCCAACGGCTTCCGAGCCGATGACCGTGGTGCGTGCGTGATCGTGCTGGAGGCGTCGTGAGCGCCTACACCAAACACGTCATACACGATGGGCTGGACGTGCGGGCCGAGTTCTCTCGGCTCGCGCGGCTGCCCGGCATGCACCCAGCGATCCGACGCAAGGAGCCACAGCTCCAGATCACGCAGTGGCGTGATCGTCGGCCTCGCCGGCTCGGCTGTGCGTGGTGGACACAGCACCGCATCAAGGTCAACCTTCACCCAAGCCTCTCACGTTATGACGTGCAGGAAGTTCTCATCCACGAGCTCGCTCACATCGATGCGAACAACCGCGCGGCCGACGCGACCGTCGGTGAGCAGAACCGCACACGAGACGGGAGTAGAGTGGGTCACAGCCCATTCTTCTGGGAGCGTCTCGACGCACTCTTCGAGGAGGCGTACCCAGGTGCGGGTAAGTTCCTCGAGCCTCGCAAGAACAAGTTCCACGGACGGTACTCACGAGCACTGAAGAGGTACGAGCTCTTCGGTGATAAGCCCTTCGATCAGGAGATCTGGGACCTGCACGGAATCCTCGCCCAGGTCGCTAGTGAGAAGATGGTGAACGGTGCTCGGGTGCAGGTCATCCGTGAGCTGGAGCCTGCGGCCGCGAGTGACGCACCGCTCGCTCCTGTGATTCCCATCAGGCCTAAGAAGACGACGAGCACCAAGACCAGCGCACGCACCCTGGACGAGCGGGTGCACGAGCTCATCGCTCTTGGGCCGGTCAGCCGGGAGCAGCTCGCGTGGGAGTATGAGCAGAGGTACGGTCCTTATCCCGGGAAGTCGGTGTACAACTCCGTGTGGCGACTCCGACGTGATGGTCGGGTTGACCGTAACGGTCACCTGTGGTACGCTAAGTGAAACACAGGGTAGGCGAGAGTTGGGCCGGTCCACACCCTCCCGTGGGCCGGCCCTTCTGGACTTCTGAAGTGTGGTACCGTCGAGACCGTGCCCACGGGAATCGACAACGCCACACCGATCCTGGACCTCAGTGAGGCTCGTAGGCTGGGCTACTCGTTCGTCTTGCGGTACGGACCACCCAGTCGTTATGAGATGTCACAGGCCGAGTGCGACACAATCCTGGCGCAGGGCTTCGGCGTCGGTCACATCTTCGAGGTGGGTGGTACCCGTGCCCTGGGTGGAGCGGCACAGGGAACGATCGACGGTCGCACGCACGATGCCTGGGCCGATCGCTGCGGTGCACCCCCCTGGGTGCGGCTCATCTACGTCGCACAGGACGCGCCACTGACCATCGCTCAGCTGCGCGGACCAGTCACCGAGTACGCCCGGGCCTTCGACGCAGCGTGCCGTCGACCGACCATGCCGTACGGTCCGTATGACTGTCTTGAGGTCCTCTGCGGTGAGAACCACGTGGCTCCCTACGGCTGGCAGTCCGCCGGCATGTCCGGGAGCGGTAGCGGCTCTGGTGGCTCGTTCCGCTGCAACGACGGTTCGGTCCGTCGCCTCTCGCGGTACGCCGCGCTCTTCCAGGACGTTAAGTACGTCCTGGGTGGACAGGCCGACCACAACGTCACGGTGAACGACACTACTGTGACGTGGGCGTGGGGCGGTCCCTACACCGGCGATGCATCAACACCTGACCTGGAGGATGACGACGTGCAACGACCTAAGATCCTGTGGACCCAGGTCGACAGCGAGTGGCGGCGTAGGACGGCTCGGCTGCCCGACCGACCCGAGCCCTACGCCTTCGTGGTGTACGAGGCTGTGGGTACCGTCAAGTTCCTGGCCGATGATGATGAGACGAACTGGATCAGGTTCCGCATCGGTGCACTGGGTGGTCGCTTCGACATCGATGGGAAGGCTCCTAAGGAAGACTCCCAGGGTAAGCCGATCGAGTACGATGAGCTTCACGACGTACCCGATGTCGTCTTCCGCACGCTGACTCTCGTCGGTGCTCGTGATGACGATGACGACGTTGTGTCGGTGCCCACGACACCGGGAACGGTCGACACGGCGGCTCTCGTCGACACTCTGCTCGACGAAGCCGGGCGCCGACTTCTCTCGTGAATCATCTCGACACATCACACCCACGTGTGGTAGTGTCAACACGACCGGTGACGCACCTAGGAGCGTTTGCCGTGACTGTGGCCAGAGCGGTGTCGGCGTTCTGCGTCACCGGTCACTAGTCTCAACACTTATGATGAGGGAGAAGATGTGATGGCAAAGTACAGGGTGCGGTTCGAGACGAAGGCCTGGGCCTCGGTGGAGGTCGACGTCGATGACCCCGAGCTGGCCGTCGAGAACGCATACGCCGAGTTGCCTAGTGACGTCTGTGCGCAGTGCTCGGGTTGGGGTCGTAACTGGATCCTCACGCTCGGTGAAGAGTGGTCCATCGAGAAGGACTCGAAGCAGGAGGCCGACGGTACGTGGGTTACCTTCGACACCGAGCCCGAGCTCATCGAGGACTGATCAAAGTTCTGAGGATGGGCTAGTCAGAGCATCAGGCGAACGATGACCTGCGTCACACGAGATCGGCGTCAACGGTGGTAACTTTCGGATCCACTGAAGGTCATCCCGCCCATCCTCACCTACGGCTCTGGTCGCTGCCCGCCGAGAGGCTCCGCTGCGGGCATGAGGACGGATGTGATGCTTGGGCGGTGGGAGCTGTGTGCGTCCGTCTCGGGACCGATGATGTAGGTCTATGGCTCCTTGACCCTGTCTGTGCTGATGAGTCGCACGTCGCCGCCGCCCTCGCTGAGGCCTTAGACGACATTCGCCAAGATGAAACCTAAGATCCCACGCAGTTGGCGACTTCCCGAGGGCGACGAGCTTCGTACGCTCTGGACTCACTACGCCGAGCTGCGGTGGTTGAACGTGCAACTACAAGAGACGATCCCCTGGTCGTCCGCACGAACTCGCTGCACCGCGACCCGCTGGCTGGGTCGTGTGCAGTGTCGAATGCCCGCGCTTCCCGACAGTGAGTTGTGCTGGGAGCACGATGAAGATGAGACGTGGAAGAGACCCGGCTTCACGTCACCGCGTGCTGTGCTGGATGCTGTGACCGAACGAAGCGAGGCCATCGCTCAGCTCGTGGCCAGTCTCGACGACGATGAGCTACAATCCGGCTCGTGAACCTGACCGACCAAGAGCTACTCCGCGAGTCAGCGGTGACGTACGGTCGGAAGATCGATGTGAACCCATACAAAGTTCTCATCGATGAGGTGAAGTGGCGACTTGGTCACGTGGAGTACCTGCGTGAGCAGATCCAGCGGACCTCGTTCGACTCACTCTTCATAGAAGATGATCACGGGGTCATGCACGAGGGTCCGCTTCTGCTGCGCTACGACACCGAGCGTAAGCACCTGGACAAGGTCTGCAACATCGCGGCTCGCCTAGGTGTGGCCGAGCGGTACGTCGGTCTGGCCGAGCTGCAGGGGCGCGTCATCTTCGACGCACTGCGCGCGGCACTGGATGATCCACGGGTCGGGCTCGATGAGGGTCAGCGCACGGCTCTGGTGGACGCGCTGCGGCGCACGATGGTCTCCACCAACGGTTCCACACCCCACCCACAGCTCCCACAGGTGCCGACGTGACGTTCTTCTCGGTGTGGATCGGTGCGTGGTGTATCATCCTCGCTTACGTCGTCGTTATGGACACGATCGACGACCTTGTCTGGTGGTTCGAGCATGACTGGGTGATCGACTGGACAGGACCGCTCGACGGACCGGCTCGAGAGAGACTCGGGGGAGCTGAGCGGCCGCTCTAACGCCTCTGGTCCGACTTCGAAGGAGAACCAAATGGCTACCATGACGATCACGATCGACGATGCACAGGTATCACGTGTGATCGAGGCTCTGTGCGTCACCGCGGGCGTGGCACCAGCGAACGCCGCCAACGCTCGCCAGGTCGTGCGTGACTGGGTGAAGCGCACCACTCTCGAGTATGAGCGTCGTCGTGACAGCGTCGCTGCGGTGCAGGCTCTGCCGACTCCGGTCGATCCAGCTGTGACCTGAAGATATACAGCCTCACTGTGGTACCGTCTGCCTCGTGCTCTTCGCCGAGGTGGACTCAGGTACCATCGTCGTGGCGATCGTGGTGTCGGTCGTCGCTCCGTCTCTGCTTGCCTGGTTGAACGCGCAGCAGGCTCGCCGCTCGAAGCTCGATGAGTATAAGCGGCAGGATGACGTCGCCGCTGCTCTCGAGGTTCGTCAAGACGCGTCCGAGGCTCGTGCTGACGCCGCTGCTCGTCGTGCGGTGGAGGTCGCCGAGCAGGCAGCACGTGCAGCTGAACTTCTGCTCGCCGCGAATGAGCGCGTCGCCGAGCAGTCCGCTGCCGCCGCTGCCGCGAACGCCGCTGAGCTCGCAGCGATCTACGCCCAGGGTACCAGCATCCAGGACCAGACGCGGAAGATCCACGTCCTGGTGAACTCGAACATGACCGAGGCTAAGAACGCTCAGCTCGCGGCTCTCGTACAGTTCGCGGGCGTCACACATGAGATGTTCGATCTGCTGCGCAAGGTGGGTACCGAGCCGACCTCCAGGGCGCTGGCGGCACTCACCGAGACCGAGAAGACGATCGGTAACCTACGAGCCGAGCTGAGTGAACGTGAGGCTACCACCCAGCTCATGGAGGCCGAAGCAGCGACTTTGACTAAGCCCGTGGTAGAGTAACTCTCATCGGGTCCAGTCCCCGCTCGATGGGATCACAGCGAGGTCACGTTGAGGTTTGTCGTAGCTTTCGCCTTCGGCGAAGCCACACTGTTGCTCGGGCAAGCAGTGCCCGACCCCTACGGACCACTCCTGACGTACGGACCACTTGGAATCTTCACGGCGCTACTGCTCACCAGTCGTCTGGTGACGAAGGCCGAGCTGGACCGTGCGAACGCCCGGGCCGACCACGCTGAAGCGCAGCGTGATGAGCTGGCAGCTCGCATGATCTCAGACATCGTCCCTCTCGTAGCGGAGGTACAGAGGACCATGGCTCCTGCGTTGAACCAAGTGTCCGAGGGACAGGGTGAGGTGTTGTCCGCACTCGCTCGCTTGCAGTCCCTGATGGAACGCATCATCGAGTGGCGTGAGCGGACGGGGTGACGGCCTCATGCACTGGCCGTGGCACCGGGAGCATGAGCAGCTCGAGGAAGACAGATCATATCGGGAGGATCACGTTGAGAAGGTCATCACCCGAGTGGACGCGCTGACGGTCGACCTCCAGAATCTTGTGAAGGAGCTGGACGACATCTCAAGGAGGTTTCCTCGTGTCAGTGATTCATAATGATCAGCCCGTGAACGGTGACGACTTTAAGAAGTTGGCCGCCTCCTTCACCACACTGAACGAGTCCCTCATCTCGCTGCGTGATGAGTTCAGTCACTACCGCACTCGCGTGCGCTGGTTTCTCGCGGTCATCGTACTCGTGGCCACCGCACTCTTCGGTCTCATCGGTGTGCAGATGATCGTGTCGCACGCGAACTCCGATGTGGTGCACACCATCGAGGACTGCACCACTCCTGGTGGTGGGTGCTACGAGCGCTCGCTGCAGGAGTCCAACCGACGCACCGCTCCCTTCATCAAGCTCATGTGTAACGCGACTCCGCCCGAGCGTCGCGAACCACCGTGCCCTACCTGAGGGATAAGTTCCACGATCCTATGACGTGGGCTCACTTTCACGGTGTGCTGACACTCCTCTGGTTGATCTTGATTCCCATCACGGTACTCTGGTTGCGCGAGTCGCTCATGTGGATCGCACTGATGAGCGTCTGGGCGAACTTCGTGGGGCACTTCGGAAGCTGGCAGGCCAGCCGTGCCGAACGCGCGGTGGGTGAGATCGGAGAAGACAGCGGCTAAGTTCGAGTGAACTGAGTTCTTCTTCACACTATTCGTTGCTCTTCTCCGTCGACTGTGTTAAGGTCTGCCGGGTGAGCACAACTGAGACACAGACTCACTGGAGTAGTGACGAGGTCGTCGACCTGACCGGTGTGACTTACCGACAGCTCGACTACTGGTGCCGGTCGGGAATCTTTAGTGAGCGGTTTCAGGACCTAGGCAGTGGGTTCAAGCGGCGCTTCGACCGTGACACTGTCTTTCGTGTCGCCGTGATCGCACGTGTCTCACAGGCTGTCGAAGCTCTGACACAGTCTCGGTTCCGGGCCGGTTCTCTGGCGCTGTCCCGTGACATTCTCACGGCGATCGATGGTGCCACCGGTGACACGCTCGAGATTAAGTGCGGACGAGATGCCTTGCTCACGGTCAAGTACGGTGACCTACGACGAAAGTTCGAGGAACTCTGATGTGGCTGCTGTTACTCCTGGTTCTCGTCATCGTCGCGATCGCGATCATCGCGAGATGACCGAACGCAGACTCATACGAGATCGACTTCTTCAGCAGGAGCTCGAGGGCGTGGGCATCAACGCACACGTGAGTTCGGACTGCGAGTTCGTTACTATGACGATGGATGTGTGGACACTTCGGCGCTTGACGGGACGTCTACGCGAGGGACCTCCCTCGAGCGCGGTGATGACACAGCACACACTCTCACACGAGATCGACGTCACACTGACCGTCGACTGAACATGAGGAGCTGAACGATGTTGACCCCACTGGTGCAGGTCTGCGTGTTGCTCGTCTTGGGGACGATCATTCACCGCCAGCGCCGTTCCCGACTCGAGGCGCTCCAGACCGTGTCCTACCTCGAGACCCGGCTCTACTACAACAACGAGGATCCCACGGGAAACCTCGAGCTGTTCGACACGCTGGAGTGGCGGGTGCACCTGCTGAACAAGCGGCTGGTCAACCTGCTGCAGTCGCCCAAGCTCTACCTGCGGGCGCGGCGCATCCACGGCGCCCTGGACCTGCCGGATGAGGAGCTCACGGCCGAGCTCGAGATCGTGCACATGGCCGAGTCGCTCGTCCCGGCCGCAGCGTGATGAACACCTACACCTACAAGCAGGACTCCACCGGCTGGGATCACCACAAGGAAATCTTCGTGATCCGTGAGGGATGCACGAAGCTCAACGATGAGGGTAAGGTCGTGGGTCGCATCGAGGTGCCCATCCACGAGGTCATCTCCGAGGTCGAGGCCGAACGACTCGTGGAGCGACTCAACTCCTGCGCCGCGGCATGATGCACGTGAAGCTGCCACGACCCGCGACGGTGTATGGGCTTGCCGCCTGGTGGATCGTGTGTGCGTTTACACTTATAGTGCTTCTCACTTATGTACTGTCGCGGTTGTTCTTCAGTGAGGATCGTGGTTACGTGGCGTTCACAGTGGGACTACTCATCATGACGTGGCTACACGGCTGGGTCACAGGAGTCGCGAGGCTCGGTCTCGTCGTTAAGAGGGAGCTCGTTCTCGTCGGTCCAGCGGAGCAGCCTGAGCTCTCGGCTGAGGCTCGAGCTCGCCTGCTGGGCACCGACGCTCCCAGGCGTCGGTGCGCCTATCGAGGTGATCCACCTCCGGACATCTCGATCCGTAAGCTCGGGAATGACGAATGAGGGTCGCGGACATCAACGTCGGTGATCGAGTGCTCATACCGTACATGACACGTGCGGTTCGCTCGATTCCCGGACGACTCAATGGACAGTGCATCAGTCACGCTGTTCCGCGAGTGCGAGGCTGGTATCCCGTTAAGGTTCTCAACGTTCTTCCTAAGGGAAGAGTTCTCGTCGCTGAGGAGTACACGACGTATGATCAGCCCGATGAGGACGTTGTGAAGAACTTTGGCTTCGCCGCCTGGTTCTTTCACATGAAGAAGACCATCGTGACACACGTTCGAGAATTCGAGGTGGCGTCGCGAAGCGTAAGATCGTTCAACTAGGAAAGGGTTACCGTAAGTATGTGGCAGAAGAGTAGCTTCAGTGGTGATGCCGGTTGTGTCGAGGTCTGGAAGAAGTCTTCCTTCTCGGGCAGCGGTGGCACCTGCATCGAGGTCGCCGAGGCCGATGACGGCTGGCTGATGCGCGACAGCAAGGATCCCGATGGGCCTCGACTGCGCTTCAACCGGGCCGAGGTCACGGCGTTCGTCGCGGGTGTGAAGGCCGGCGAGTTCGACTGATGTCGATCATCCATCGTGAGGAGGCTGAGGTCCTGTGTAGTGGACCACACGAGGTGTCGATCACCGTACACCTTCATCACGATGCGATCGGCAACGGTCAGGTTGACGTAAAGCAACTTGTGTCGCAGGTTGCCGAGGTCTGCGGGTGGGAGAGATACCCAGATGGTAAGTGGTGGTGTCCCATCTGTCTGAGTCGAGCTTAGTGTCGACGTGAGGAACTGCTGCTGTCTCGGTCACACCCACACGCCGCTGGGTAAGACACGGTGTACGACGTGTGGGTGTACCGATCCCATCGACTTTCCAGCTCCCACGACTGAAATGAGTAAGCACATGCCTAAGCTGACCGAGAAGTATGCCGGTCGTCACTCCGCGGTGCTTCACGTGCTGCGGTTTCTCGAACCCAACACGAACCTTCCGCTGCCGCTGTTCGACATCGCGGAGGAGGCCGCTGAGTTCGCCGACATCATGATGTCTACCTGTGAAGACGGGCCTGAGCTCACCGCGGGTCTTCGTAAGTTGCTGGAGGCGAAGGACTGTTTCGTTCGTTCGGCGCTACCGACCGACTAGATTCAACCGGTCACCACAGACCTAGTCAAAAGGACCCAAGTGAATCCTCGCAAGCTTCTTCTCTTTGTCATCGCGGCCGCTGCTCTCACCATTGGTGTGGGAAGTGCGGCGTTCGCCGAGCCGACCGAGCTCGTCCAGACCGACCTCATTGGTCCGGTGCCGTGTCTTCGGTGTCTCCCCGTTCGTACGACGTGCACCTCCACGACGACGACTACCACGGCGCCTGCTCCAACCACGACCGCTCCGGTCGCCACCGTCGTCGTGCCTGTTATCTCGGTCGTGCCGGTGCCGCAGCCGGCGCCGCAGCCGAACGTGATCGAGCGGACCGTCGAGCGCAATGTCACGGTGAACAACTTCACGGTGCCCGATGAGACGGCTCCGCCGCAGGTCCAGGCTCCGACGCGGTTCGTCGTCCAGGCGGTCACGGCGCAGCCGTCGTTCACGGGTTGAGTTCAAGGGCGTCTCGGAGGTAGGGAAGACCGAGAGCAGTCTGGTGGCATAGGCTGTTCAACCGTCCTAGACGAAAGCGCTCGGTGGGCTATGCCGAGTTGATGCGAGTATGTCGAACGTCCGCCATGGAGGACGAGGGTAGCGGGGAGACTGAGCCAGACGAATGTTTCGGCGGTTCGAGTCCGTCGACGCCCACTACACACCAAGGAGATGAGAAGGAATGGGACATAAGATATTTCTGGACACGGAGTTCATTGACACCGGGAGTGAGCTCATCCTAGTGTCGATCGGTCTGGAGCGCGATGACGGTGCGCGGTACTATGCCGAGCCTCGTGAGGCGAACCTATCGCAAGCCAGTGACTGGGTGCATGATCACGTCATCGTGTACACCGACTCGTGGATCGATGCGATGAAGATCGAGGACGTCGACCTCGCTCACAAGCGCTGGCTCGAGGTGACGACACCACGCGCACAGATCGCCAGCGAGATCGTCGCTTTCGTCGGCGAGGAGCCGACCTTCTACGCGTACTATGATCACTACGACTGGGTGCTGCTGAGCCAGATCTACGGCCCGCTGACCGAGCGACCGGACGGCTGGCCGATGCGCTGCATCGACCTCGCGGACCGTGCGTGGCTGGTTGGGCTGGATCCCGAGGAAGTGCTTCCTCACGAGAACTCGCTTCCCGGGTTCGACCAGTTCAAGGACACTCATGCTCACCGTGCCGACGCCGGGGCAGCGTGGAACCACGAGCTCTACCGTGAACTGATCCGCATGCCCGCGGTCGACATCGACTACGCGCGTGTGCTGTGCTTTGAGAACCCGTGAGCTTTCTCGCCGAGATTGCTACACAGACGTGGCGTCTTGAGGCAGCGTGTCGTGACATGGACCCAAGTCTTTTCTTTCCGGATCTTGAGAAGGACTCGGAACCCGCGAAAGAGATCTGCTCTAGGTGTCCTGTGCGACTTGAGTGTCTCGAGTATGCTCTGACCTACTCGATGTCCACGGACTTCGGGGTCTGGGGTGGCACAGGACGGCGCGAACGACGAAGGCTTCGGGTGCAGGCTAGACTTAGTCACTCACGACTGAAGTGGTGAAAGATCCTACGGTAGACTAAGTCATGTGAGTGGCTACATCGACGATGAGGACCTAGTAAGAGATGGGTTCCTCGCTGCGCTCGACATGCTGCAGCCACCTGACCTCGTGTACCGTCGGGATCCTGTGCGCTGGTGCGATGAGAAGCTCGACATCCAGCTCTGGTCGAAGCAACGTGATATCATCGAGTCGGTCCGTGACGAACGTCTGACCTCCGTTCACAGCTGTCACGAGAGTGGAAAGAGCCTCACGGCAGCAGCCACCGCCGTCTGGTGGATCGGGACCCGACCGATCGGTGAGGCGTTCGTCGTCACCACCGCTCCGACCAACACACAGGTGCGGGCGATCCTCTGGCGTGAGATGAACCGCCTCCACGCTCGTGGCCAGCTCGCTGGGCGCATGAACCTAACCGAGTGGTACGTCGGGAACGAGCTCATCGCCCTAGGCCGGAAGCCGGCGGATTATGATGAGGAAGCGTTCCAGGGCATCCACTCGAGGTTCGTCCTCGTGGTGCTTGATGAGGCGTGCGGCATTAAGAAGTCTCTCTGGGACGCCGCATCGACACTGACCGCGAACGAGCACTCACGGATCCTCGCCATCGGAAACCCCGACAACCCACACGGCGAGTTCGCTCGAGTGTGTCGTCCAGGTTCGGGCTGGAACACCATACACATCTCGGCGAGTCACACTCCGAACTTCACGGGTGAACCTGTGAAGCCTCACGTGGCCGACTCGCTGGTGTCACCGGTCTGGGTCGAGGAGAAGCGTAAGACGTGGGGCACGGGATCCGCTCTCTACGTCTCGAAGGTCGGCGGTCGGTTCCCCACCGACGCGGACTCGGGCGTCATCCCCTTCTCCTGGGCTACGGCGTGTCGGTACGTCGAGCTTCCAGCAGCTGGTGCGCGCTGTGCTGGGCTGGACGTCGGCGGCGGTGGAGATCTGACGGTGTTGCGTGAGCGCATTGGTCAACACGCAGGTCGTGAGCTTACGTGGAATGAGAGCGACCCGATGAAGCAGGTCGGTGAGATCGCGGCTCGACTCGAGGAGTGGGAGATCGAGCGTGTCGTCGTCGATGTGATCGGTCTGGGCTGGGGAGTGTGTGGTCGTCTGAAGGAGCTCTCACGCTTTCACGAGCCCACGTCATCGGACACGACGCACAGTGCAGTCGTCGTACCCTTCAACGCGGCCGAGCGTCCGACGACGAGGAACGTGAAGAGGTTTCTCAATAAGCGTGCTGAGCTTCACTGGCACGGTCGTGAGCTCTCGCGGTTGAAGCACTGGGATCTCACCGAGGTGGATGATGACACCATCGTCGAGTTGACCGAGTCGCACTATGAGATCATCGACTCGCAGGGTCGTGTGAAGATCGAACCCAAGGACCTCGTGCACGCGCGCCTGGGTCGAAGCCCGGACCACGCCGACGCGCTGCTCATGGCGTACTGGGAGGGTGATATCATGGACGCGAACCTGCCGGCCGCACGCATACTCACAAACCTAGGTCAACCATCGGAGGCATCCACCGAAGAGGTTGCTCTGCTAGAATCACTGCTCAGAGAGCGAGGACCGGACAGGTGAATGAGCTACTCGTCGTACTGGCGGTCACGTACCTCACTTACCTCGTCGTCGCATCTGAGTTTCCACCCATCGACTGGACGCGTAGTCGTCTGATGCACTGGGCGAGAGACGGTGGCTCGATGATGTACCTCCTGACGTGCTGGTGGTGTACCGGCTTCTGGGTCTCACTAGTCAGCGTGATCGGTGCTCGACTTCTAGACGTTCGTCTCTCAGTACCGGTACTGCTCGTGCCAGCGGCCGCTCTTGTGGCTGGACTCACAGGGGAGCTCGTCAACCTGGTGTTCTGGATTAAGACGAATCTCCAGAAGGACTTCGAGGACAAGACACGTGGACCGCTCTGAAGCACAAGTGGTGGTACTTCCTGGACCCGACGACTCGAACGTTGTGATGCACTCGGGTGCACTCGTCGCGGCGTCACGAGTCTTGCCCGGCACTCGGATGGACGACCCAGCTCGCAGCCGTGACAACTGGCAGAGTGAAGCTTGGGACTTCTATGACGGACCCGACGGAGAGGGGTTGAAGTTCGGTGTCACTTGGCTCTCAAACCTCATCAGCAAGGCGAGGCTTCGCGCTGCAAAGGTTGTCAGTGGTGACACGGAGCCTGAGCCTCTGGAGAGCGGCCCGGCGGTCGACGCCGTCGAAGCGCTCGCTGGTGGAGTCGAGGGACAGTCACAACTACTGCGCTCATTCGTGGTGCAGCTGTCCGTCCCGGGCGTCGGGTACCTACTCGGTTCAAGCGGCCTGGCTGACATCACGCCCGACACCGACAACGCCGACGACCAGTGGCGAGTCGTAAGCCAAGACGTCCTACGTCTTAAGAACCCAGCCACTCCGAACTCACCCCCGGTCTATGAGCTTCAGTATGATGAGGGTGCGTGGAAGACTCTTCCACCTGAGGACACGATGGTCGTCAAGTTCTGGCGACCCCACCAGCGCTGGTTCTGGAAGCCTGACAGCCCGACACACGCGGCCATCGGTGCGCTCCGCGAGCTACGCCGCATCAACCAGTACATCGACGCCACCCTTGTGTCGAGGCTCGCCGGTGCAGGTCTACTCGTGTTCCCCACAGAGGCTCGGTTTCCGACCGCTCCGACTGAGACACAGGGACAGCACCCCTTCATCACCGAAGTGCTGAACGTCATGATGACGGCCGTTCGACAGCCAGGAACTGCGGCACAGATCGTTCCGATACCCGTTGAGGTGCCCGCTGAGCACGTCGACAAGTTCAAGCTGGTGAACTGGTCGACGGAGCTGTCCGATCGTATCCTGGAGATGCGAGAATCGGCGCAGAAGCGCGTGGCCACGGCGCTGGATGTGCCACCCGAGGTCATCATGGGCATGGGCGACCTCACGCACTGGAACGCGTGGCAGATCAGTGAGGACGCGATCAACGTCCACGCCGAACCACTGCTCGAGCTCATCACTGGCGATCTCACGCGCAACTACCTCACACCGGTGCTCAAGGCACAGGGTGAAGATACCGAGGACATCGTTCTCTGGGCCGACACCAGTGCGATGTCAGCGAAGCCCGACCAGTCGAAGCCCGCTCTCGACCTCTATGATCGAGGTGAGCTAGGCGGCGACTCGACTCGGCGTGTTCTCGGGTTCGCCGAGTCCGACGCTCCTGACGATGAAGAGCTCGCGGCCTGGGCGTTTCGTAAGCTCGTCAGTGACTCCACACTCGCGGCCGCCGCACTCAAGGGCCTGGGTATCACGCTTCCCGAGGTCACACCGACGCCGATCACAGTCACCAGTCCGAGTGTGTCGGGTGAGGGTGCACCTGAGCCTCCTCCTACCGATGATACCGGTGAGGGTCCACCGCCGAAGCCGACGTCTGTTGATGATGAACCTCCCGAGCAGCTGACGATCGACCGTGCACGTGTGCTCGTGCTTGAGGGACATGTGAAGCGAGCTCTTGAGGTGGCGAGGAACCGTATGAAGGGTTCGGCTAAGGTCGACCCACTTGAGGGAGTCTTTCGTCTTGCACTCGCGACGCTAGGTGACATCGGCCTGGACCCAGTGCTGACCGTGCGTGAGCTTGGGAGCTACTGTCGGACGATGTTGAATGAAGGGGTGGAGTACGACCGTGGGACCCTGGAACGGCTCGTAAGAGGCACGGTGGACTGTGCCGATTGTTCTTAGCGAGGAAGAGCTTGATCTACTTGTCGAGCACTTCGACGCACTCGTCGCTCGAGCGCTACGACGTGCTATCAAGGCTGGTACGACTGAGGCTCTGACTGCGAGCATCGAGACTCTTCACCTAGGTGCTCATCACGACCAGCGTACTCACGGTCACGGTAGTGTAAAGAGCGTCGATGCGTCGAGTGCGGAAGACCTACACGCTGAAGCACAGGCACACTTCAATGAGACGGCGACGCCCGAGGGTAAGATGGCTCGACTGCAGTACATGGGTGGTGGTTACGAGGGGATGAATCGCTCTCTTCGTGGTTTACGTGAGATGGATGCGAACTCGGCCGAGGCCATCAAGGGTATGGATCAAGTGTTCAGTCACTCGAGCGTGCGATCCACCAGTGACGTCACCGTTACACGTAGTCTTCAACGACACTCGGGACTCAACACGAGCACCGGGACCGAGCTCGTAGAAGATGGGTACATGTCGACGTCGGCGAACGGCTTCGAGTTCGGTAATGTGAGGCTTAAGATCAAGGTGCCAGCGGGGACACCTGTCGTTGGTGGTATGGAGCAACAAGGAGAGCTCATCCTCAACCGCGGCACTCGCTATAAGATCACGGGAAGATCGACCGAGACAGCGCTCGGTGCTGAGGTCTTCGATGCTGAGGTGATCACGTGAGTGTACCCACACGCTTCATTGATGAAGCGTTTCGTGTCGCCGATTCACGTGAGGTCGAGGATCGTCGGCTCGCTGAGATTGAGCGGAAGATCAAGGAGCTTACTACACTTACCGCTGCCGACGCTGCACCTGAGTCGGGACCTCCTCCGCCCTACACTCCACCTTCGACGCCCATCTCACCGATCCTTCCCACGACTCTCTCACTGGATCAACTCGTGCTCATTGAGAGAGCGTGGCGAGCCGAGGTGAAGAAGACGATCATACCCGAGCTGGAAGATGTGATGCGTCTCTCAGCGGACCGTGTCCTACACGAGATCTCGGTCCAGGCTCCAGTGCTCTTCGACCTTTCACATCCTCAAGCTCAGCACTTCCTCACGCAGGTCGAGAACCAACTCGTCGGCGTCGGCGATGACATGTGGAAGAAGACTCGGGATGAGCTGATCCAGGGTATGCAGCTGGGTGAGTCGATTCCACAGCTCTCGTTGCGCGTCAAGGAGGTCCTGGGCACGACGGACACTCGTGCTCGGACCATCGCACGGACCGAGGTCATCGGGGCGTCCAACGCCGGAGCCTACCAGCAGCTCCTGCTCTTAGGACCCAACGCACCACAGCGCAAGGTCTGGCTCTCAACGCATGACTCACGCACGAGGGTCTCTCACCGTGCTGCCGACGGTCAGGTCGTGGACTTCTTCGGCGACTTTCGAGTGGGTGGTGAGAAGCTCAGCTACCCCGGTGATCCCGATGCGTCGGCCGCCAACCGTGTGAACTGTCGCTGCACGGTGACCTGGGAGTATGAAGACATATCACTTAGATCGAGTGCTGCTGTCGAGACGTTCGTCAAGGGTGGGGACCGTTACGTTCGTGACAACCACGGACGTTTCGCACCTAAGGGAGGAGGTGGATCCTCTGGTGGAAGTGAGGCAAGCGGAGGTGAGGGTAAGAAGCCGATCAAGCCGAGTGCGATCGGTGGGCAGCACTTCAATGACGAAGAGTTCAATGAGTTCAATGACATCGCTCAACAGTACGCGAGTGGCGCCATCTCTGAGAAAGAGTTCAAGTATAAGTCCTACTACGTCAAGGTGAAGGCCGCCAAGCGCATCAACAAAGCGAACGGTGCGAAGGCGGGCGGTACGACTAAGAAGACCTCAGAGGTAAAGGAACCGAAGTCTTCAGTCGGTGGGGACACCGGGAAGATCAAGGTGGGTGATGAGGTCACCTCGGCCGCCGGTAGTAAGGGTAAGGTTATCCGTGAAGACGGTGACTACCTCGTCGTCGAGACGAAGTACGGACCGGTCACATATCATAAGGATGTACTTAAGAAGACCGGAAGCGGTACTGCTCCTTGGGCTTCAGTGGAGCGTAAGAAGAAGCTTCTTAAGCCGAGTGAGGTTGGACCTCATCAGTTCAACGAGGCCGAGACGAAGGAGTACTCCGACCTCAACGCCAAGCTTAAGAGTGGCGAGATCAGCTCGACGGAGTACACCAAGAAGGCGTACTACGTCAAGGTTAAAGCGTCGAAGCGAATCAACAAGGCGAGTGGTGGCGAAGTTGGAAAGACTACGTCTACCGGTAGCAAGCTCTCAAAGACAGCACGGCAGAAGAACGCCGACATCGTACGTGACCGTGTCGCGAAGAACCGGGACATCATTAAGAAGAAGCCCTATGAGCGTCGAACTGATGAAGAGAACCACATCGTTCAAGCTCACTCATCTTACACAGGTAGTGGCTACCATCCCATCAACACCGGGCTGCGAGAGCGTAGTCTAAGCTCGGGTTACGCGTTGCATGTGAAGGGTCTCGATAAGTCGTTCGACGTGATCGGTACGACGAACAGCGCTCCGATGATGGTGCAACGCGGTGTGAAGAGTGGTCTTGGGAACAAGCTTAGGGCACTCAAGCCTGGTACGACGATCACTGAAGATGGCTTCATGTCGACCACGACGAGCACATACACTGCTAAGAACTTTGCGGGACTCGACTACGGCGGAACGGGTGGTGTGTTGATGCACATCAACGTCCCGAAGGGGAAGAAGATGATCGCCGGTACCGAGAGTGAGAAGGAGTTGATCTTCCCACGTGGTACCCAGTTGAAGTTCATAGGTCGTAATGAGAACGGTGTTCACGAGTTCGATATGCTGTGAACTGACGATAGAATGGAAGCATGGCTTCAGCTGAGGAACGCATCAGTGACTTCGACTTCCGTGTGAGTGGGACGCCGGAGGAGGAAGATAAGCGACGCAAGGAACTCGATGATGAGATCGACCGTCTCGCCGCCGAGGCGGAGGACGACGAGGAGCACTAGTCGAGACCTCTCCTAGGTGGTATATAGTGCTACCACCGACCGTGGAGGTATCCAGTGCCCTGGCACGTCGAGCAGAACCGTGAAGACTGTCCTTCCTCGCGACCCTGGGCGGTGGTGAGGGACGCCGACGATGAAGTCGCTGGGTGTCATCCCACCGAGGAGGCAGCTGATCGACAGGTCGCGGCGCTCTATGCACAGGCCGAGTCGCTCCTCTCCCTAGGCGTGGGCATCGTCGAGAAGCTCGGTGGTGATCCCTCCCCTGGGACGTCGCCGGATAAGCGGCTGAAGGAGAACCAGCCGTGCTCTTCAGACCACAAGATGGTGAAGGGTAAGTGCGTACCTAAGTGGCAGACGTACGCCATCGAGACCGCGGATACCGATGAACTCCTACCCATCAAGCCCTGGCACGGGATCATCCTCACCGAGGGCAGTGAGACCGGGGATGGTCGTGAGTTCGCCGTCGACTCCCTGACGTGGGAGGATCCTACGACCAGCTTGATCCTCCTGAGCTGGCAGCCGAAGGATCTCCCACAGCACGAGGAGGCTGTGACGGTTGGTCGTGTGAACCACATCGAGCGAGTTCACAAGGACGATGGCACAGCGGACATCCACGCGTGGGGAGTCCTCGACCTCGGTTCGGACAACGGCCGTGAGGTGGTCCGCCTGACGAAGGGTGGCTACGCTGGTGGCTTGTCGGCCGACATCGACTCGGTGCAGAAGGTCGAGCTCGTCTTTCCCGATGAGACCCTGGATGACGCTCCCACCGATGTCGGCGACGGCACTGTTCCAAAGTTCATTCTCGGTGCACCTGAGAAGAGGGTGTTTCACGGTGGTCGCATTCGTGGTGTGACGATGTGTCGACTTCCCGCACTGGTGGAGGGACGACTGCAACTCATCGATGAAGATGAGGCGCTGTCGGTGCCACTGGCGGCGGCAGGTGATCCACTCGCTCTCATCGATGATGGGACCGAACCGTACGAGAGCGACCCGGAGAACATCGTGCAGGACCGTGATGCGTTGACCTCGGCGGGAGTTCCGGTCTACCCACCTAGCGACTGGTTCACCGACCCGAAGCTCCCACAAGCAACACCGTTCACCATCACCGATGACGGTCAGGTGTTCGGGCACCTCGCTCTCTGGGGAACGTGCCACACGACCTTTCCCAATCGCTGCATCACACCACCGAAGGAACGTGATCACGCTTACTTCCTTCGTCACGAGCTTCGCACCAGGGAGGATGAGAGCGTCGCGGTTGGCACGATCACGTTCGGTACTGGTCACGCCTCAACCACACTGGGCGCCGTGCCGGCCGCCGCTCACTACGACAACACCGGTCTGGCCGCGTGTGACATCAACGTTGGTGAGGACGCACACGGCATCTGGGTCGCGGGTGCGGTCCGGCCGAACGTCGATGAAGAGCGGCTTCGTGAACTGCGAGGCGCGTCGCTGTCGGGTGACTGGCGAGTCATCGCCGGGAAGCTTCGTCTCGTCGCTGTGCTGGGGGTGAACGTGCCGGGATTCCCGATCCCGAGGATGCGCGTTGCGGCCTCCACCGAAGAGGGCCCCTGGACCGCGCTGGTTGCCGCTGGCGTCGCCACCGAGGAGCGCGTTGAAGCGTCTACCCAGCCCTATCCCCCGGGCACCCTGGTGATCCGCCGAGTTGAGGCGAGTGTTGCAGCCGAGACGTTTATCGGTAACGGTAATAACCAGTACACAAAGGGTAGAGGCGGTTCCTCTGCAAGAGCTAAGTCTGGTGGAGCGAAGTCCACTGGCGGTGGTGGCGGCGGTGGTGGTGACGGTGGTGGCGCAGGCACTAAGAAGCGTGGTATCCAGGGTCCACCCGGTGGACATCAGGGTCACGGTTCTGAGAGTGCTCAAATGATGATCTTCAAGAAGCGCGGTGATTACGATAAGGCGCATCCTGATGGTAGGTTGTCAGCGAGTAAGAATGCGGCTGACCTCGTTAAGGATGGTAAGTCGCATGGTGCTGCCATTGAGAGTGTTGGGAAAGATCGTGGCATTAGTCTTAAGACGCGTGAGAGCAACGGTAAGACGCATGTTGACACGGGTGACGGTGAAGCGAACCTCGGTACTTATGATAAGAAGACTGATATGGGCACCGTCTACACGAGTACTGTTCCCTTCGAAGTGAAGGGTTATAAGAACTTTGTGAATGAGACTGTGCATCATCCATGGAACATGGATCAGAACGCTACGGTTCTTCCGCCGGAGGAGTAAGACCTGGTACGATCGTCGTACGACGCTCGAGCCGAAGGAGAATGCGATGGCTTGTGGTACCTGTGGTCAAGCTCGACAGGTGGTGACGCAGCAGCAGGCTGCAGCGGTGGCCGCCGGTGCACTGAAGCCGAAGTACATCATCACGGACCCCGAGGGGAATGTGAAGGAGTTCTCCGACTACGGACTCGCCGCGATCCACCGTGAGAACGTCAACGGCACTATGACCACGACGACGGCGTGACGTGACGGATCCTATGATCGCTCTCTACTCTCTGGTAGAGGCGGTGTCTGATGGTAAGATCGCCGAGTCTGAGATCATCATCTGCGACACGGCATCCGACGGTAGTGAACGGCGAATCGAGATCGTCGTTCGTAACAAGGTGCGGGCACTCGTGATGCCACAGGTCGAATGAGTACTTATCACGACTTCTATCAAGCTGCGCTCGCCACACCCTCGGACATCAACGAACATCTCGAGCACCTGGTGCAGCGTGTCATCGAGCTCAAGGCGAAGTCAGTCATCGAGTTGGGTGTTCGCTTTGGTACGTCGACCGTTGCACTTCTTCACGCACTTGAGCACACTGATGGACACCTGTGGTCCGTCGACGTCGCACGACTGTGGAACGGTATCCCTCCGAACCGGTGGACGTTCATCCAGGGTGATGACCTCGATCCACACGTACTCGAAGAGCTGCCCACTCAGGTAGACTGCGTTCTTGTCGACACCGATCATCGGTATGAGTTGACGAAGCGTGAGATCATCGCGTATGCACCACGGGTGCGTCCCGGTGGTGTAATGATCTTTCACGACACGAACGTCGAGAGGTTCGAGCATCACGTGCCCGGCACTGAGCCTCCGTACCCAGTGCGGATGGCCGTGAACGAGCTCCTGGGTGAGAAGGTTCACGGTGTGTTTCTACACAACCACGGACTCACGGAGGTCTGGATGTGAAAGTCCTCATCACAGGTGGCAGTGGCTGGATCGGTCGTGCCACCACTGAACGCCTTCGCGTTGAGGGACACGAGCCGCTGTCGTTCGATCGGTCTGGTGGACTCGACGTCACGGTGCGTGATGATGTCTACGAGTCGGTCGCCGATGTCGATCACGTCATCCACCTCGCTGGTCTACTCGGCACACACGAACTGCTGGATCAAGCGGAGCGTGCGTTCGAGGTCAATGTGCTGGGTAGTCTTCACGTCACGACCGCATGTGTGAAGTACGGCGTGGGTCTCACGCAGATCACGATGCCTCGGGTGAACCCCTCGCTCTACGCCGCGACGAAGGCTTGTGCGATGGACACCAGCGAAGCTTACCGACACAGTGGTGACCTCAGGGTCAGCTACGTGCGAGCCTACAACGCGTACGGACCAGGTCAGGCGTACGGCGGAGATCACCCTCAGAAGATCGTCCCTTCGTTCTCGACGGCGGGTTGGCTCGGTGAACCTCTCTCCATCTGGGGATCTGGTTCACTACACGTTGATCTCGTGCACGTCGATGACGTCGCTCGAGTGCTGGTCGCCGCGATGAAGTTCGGTGACGGTCAGGTCTTCGACGCCGGGACGGGTTACGTGCAGGACGTCTTGTCGGTCGCACGTGACATCATCCAGATCACCGGTGGGCGATCGCGCATCCAGCATCTACCGCGTCGTAAGGGTGAGCGCACTCGGTCCACCGAGAAGGACGTCGCGCACGGTCAAGGCTGGGACCTGCTTCACGGCTGGCACCCAGTCTTCGACCACGATCGGTTCGTCGAGGCCGTGAAGAGCTACCGGCCACCCTACACTGTCGCGGTGTAAGTGTGAGACGACTTCAGCTTATCATCGATGTCTCGGATGAGTACTTCATTACGTCGATTCGCGATGATGCTACCGAGATCGGAAAAGTACTGCTGCTAGGTGCTGATGCACAGAACTTCGGTCGTTTGATCGGAGCACGCTGGCTACCGACCACGGAGCTTGACTCTAAGTGACGCGAGTTCATATCATCACTGGTATCTTTGGTGACTATGATGCACTGAAGGAACAGCCGGCCCAGGTCGGGGTTGACGTGTCATTCACGTGCGTCACTGACAACCCCCACCTCACAAGCACCGACACCTGGCAGGTCGTGTGTCAGCCTCGTTCGGACCTGACACATCCACGGCTCGCGGCGAAGGTACCGAAGGTTCAACCGTGGGAGTGGACCGGAACTGACGCATACGTGATCTGGATGGATGGGTCGTTCATCCTCAAGGATGAGTGTGCGGTGACACGTCTCCTAGATGTCGTTCACCCTGACATCGCTGCCGAGATCACGTGGCAGTTCAGGCATCCAGCTCGTGACTGTGTCTTCACCGAGGCAGAGTTCTCAGCGACACTTCCCAAGTACTACACGCAACCCATCGAAGCCCAGGCCCAGCACTACCGTAAGCTCGGGCATCCCGATCACTGGGGTCTCTGGGCGACGGGCTTTATCGTGTACCCCCACTGGTCAGTTCGTCGTGAGCACATCGCACGTAGGTGGCTCGAGGAGCAGGTGCGCTGGACGAATCAAGATCAAGTGTCACAACCCTTCGTCTGGCGACAGGCCGGTGACTCACCGATCAACCTACCGGGTGAACTGCTCGTCAACGACTTCGTAACCCTACACCCTCATCTTGATGGGACGTGACATGGCTAAGGTAGTGCTTGAGATCGACGGTCACCGCTACTTCATGAGTGGTGATCGTGTTCGGGTCGAAGCCTTCGAGCACGACGGCGTGGTCTCGGACCGCGTCCCGGTGGAGTTCCCCGATGGGACGACCATCATGATACCTCGTGAAGATGTCACCCATCTAGATGAGTAGCTTGATGTGCCTAAGCTTCACGCGTGCATCCCCACGATCGGTCTATCACGTGACCTTGACGGTCTCGTCGAATACCTACGAGATCGCATCGATGTCGTGGAGCTCTACGTCAACTCCGACGATGTTCCCGAACACGTCGGAGTCCGGGAAGCGCACGTCAACGTGTACGTATATCATCGTCCCGGGAAGTCCATCTACGATGAGTGGAACGAGGCTGCGCACCGAGCGCGTGAGCAGGATGCGTATCTTCTCGTACTGAACGATGACATCATCGTACCAGATGGCTTTGAGATCTCATTGCACGACGCGCTGGACGGACATCCAGACTACGGCCTGATGGGTGTCTCGGGCTACTCAGCGGTCAACTCGCCGCCGTTCGCAGTGACGGCGGTCAGTCACCAGGCCGGCAATCGTCGCGAGTTCTCCAACTGGGCGTTCGCGGCTCGTCCTGAAGCCTGGCAGGACGTCGGCGCGTATGAGATCTGGTACGGCGATGATGACCTGTTGTGGAAGACCACCGCGGCCGGCTGGCTGATCGGAGTCCTACAGGGACTCGGCGTCGAGCATCACGTGTCTACCACCTCGCATCAGTGCCCCTGGACCATCGAAGCCGCGGGTCGAGATCACCACTTGTGGACGAGTTCTCACTAAGAAGTAAGGATGAGGTTGAGGTGTCGGCGGAGTACGCGGTCTGCAGTGTGGCGGACATGTTCTTGAAGTTCACGCTCTTCGTGACTGCGTGTGATATCTTCGCGATCTTCCTCTGGATCATCACGAGACGGGATTCAACCGATAAGCAGTGAAGTGTGGTACGATGTTCTTCATCCACCGCCCTACACAAGGAGGATGATGTGGACTTTAGTACGAGGATCGAGCTCGCTGCTTGGATCGTGGCGCTCTTGGGTGGCACGCTGTCTCCGGTGCTGACCGGAATCGTCACCAAGCTTCAGGCTCACCCCGGCACGAAGGCGTTCATCGCGGTGCTCATCACTGCGGCGATCGCCGTCATCGATGCGATCACACTCGCACACGGGGAGTTCATCCTACAGGACATCGTGATTCTCTTCGTCACGACGTTCACGTGGCACGTTGCCACGTACTTCGGCGTCTGGAAGCCTGTGGGGAACGGCGTCGCACCGGGAGCTCGGGGAACCGCCGAGATGGGCGTCGGTTGACGACGAAGATCGAGCTTACACGATCAGATGAACTTACTCGAGCGATCGTGGTCACCGCCGACAGATTTAATGTGAGGCCTGAAGAGTTGCTCGAGCATCTTATCTGGTGGAAACACTCGATAAAGTTGGGTGTGATTTGATTCGACCTACCGTTGCGGTCTGCGTCCCGACCATCCCGGGTCGCGAGCAGCTTCTCGATCGGGCGATCCGCTCGATCGAGAAGCAGACGCTCGCACCAGATGAAGTGGTCGTAGTGCTGGATGAGCACGGTCTTGGTGCAGCACCTACACGCAACACGGCGTGGCGGACGGCCGAGACCGAGCTCGTCGCGTTCCTCGATGATGATGATGAGTTCCTACCGCATCACCTTGAGGCGTGCGTGAACACACTCATCGAGAAGCAGGCCGGTCTGGTCTACTCGTGGTTCGAGCTCGTGGGCTGGGATGAGGCGACACCAGACCGACCCGATCCACTGGCCACCATGAACAACGGCGAGCTCGTGCATCCCCTGGGCGTGGAGTGGGGTCGTGAGCAGGAGCTGCACTTCCGTAAATACCCCTTCATCCCGATCACTACGGTCGTTCGTCGTCCTCTCCTCGAGCGGTCGGGAGGCTACCCACAGCCGGGTACACCCGAGTGGCCCAGGTCAGACTGTGAGGACTGGGGTGGCCACCTACGCCTACTCGACGTAGGTGCGAAGTTCGTTCATCATCCGGAGCGCACGTGGCGGTGCTACCATCACGGAGGCTCGACCGCTGGACGGTCGTGGAAGGAAGCAGATCGTGTCACCTGATGTGATCGCGCAGGCCTGGCAACTCGTGTATGCAGCGGGTCGTATGAGTGACGGTTGGGCCGAGGGCGACGACGCTGTCCGTAAGACCTTGTGGCGTAACCTTCACGCAAGCGCGGATGTGCTACGTGAAACACTGGAGCAGCCCTCGTCAGCTACGCTGTCAACACGTGAGCACGAGCTGCTCGTCTCAACGCTCGTCTACCACTGGCGCACATCGACGAGTGCTTGTGGTTGTGGCTGGAGTGAGCTCGGTAGGTCACACGCTGAGCACGTCACTAGCGTGTATGAAGAAGCACTACGTCGGGAGATCAAGGGTGTCGCTTGAGATCACGACTGTCACGCCATCGATCCCACCACGCGCTCCGCTGCTGTCTCGACTACTCGCATCTGTCGCCGCTCAGTCGCACCCGGCGTCGGCGGTTGCGGTAGCCTTTGACCACACCAAGGAAGGCGCTGGACCGACGAGAACCCGGGCCATGCGTCAGGTCCAGACCGAGTGGCTCGCGTTCGTAGATGACGACGATGAGCTCCTGCCATGTCACCTGGAGGTACTGGTCAGGGAGCAGCTGGCGACGGGCGCAGATGTGATCTGGCCCTGGTTCAACGTGATCGGCGGGAGTGACCCGATCGCCTGCAACCGCGGGATCCAGTGGAACCACGCGACACCTCACACCTTCCCCATCACCGCGCTCGTGCGCAACGAGCTGGCCCAAGAGTGTCACTTCCCACCGCCGTTGACCGGGGTGGGGTGCAGTGGGGAAGACTTCAACTTCTGGATGCAGGTGTCGAACCTAGGTGCGAAGTTCCATCACGTCAACGAGGTGACATGGTTGTGGCATCACGATTCACACAACACGTCTGGACTGCCTGACCGCTGGTGATCACCGCAGGCTGAACTGGAACTTATTCTGCACGCGGCCACCCTGGAACATGATGACCGCGTTGGCTCCGGCGTACCAGCCCTTGAAGGTGTAGGACTTGGTGCTGTACTGCTCGTAGCCGGGCTGGGCGTCGTAACCGCTCGTGACCTCACCGGCGACACCGACGATGTCCTTCACTTGCTCGTAGGTCATGCCGCTCTGGATCTGGTCGTACTCGGCGAGTGTGATCTCCGGCTCGATCTCATCAGCGACCACAGGTGCGGGGGAGGTTGCCCCCGAGTTGTTGCCACGCGGAGGCGTACACGCGAGCGTGAGGCCCACGAGACACAGCGCAGCTATGAGGATCTTATTCATAGCTTACACTGTACCACGTGGACCTCACACTACAACCTTCACAGGATGATGTTGATGTCCCGTGCGATCGAGGCACCGAGGCTGCCCTTGTCGACCTTCACGTAGATGTCGACCGGTCGGTGATCGACCTCGTGACGCACGGAGCGCTTGCCATCCGCGCTCCGCAGGATGAAGCCGGGGGAGCAGCCGCAGGAGCAGCCGGCCGTGCGTGACCACGCCAGTCGGTGATCACCGAGGCCGGCGTGCTTAAGAGCCTCGACGACGGCCGCGCGGTAGGCCTTCACCGGTCGACCAGTGCGGTCACGAAGGTTCTCCAGGACGCTCTCCCCGACCTCGTCGACGTACACCCGCGTGGCCTTCTCGAAGTCACGTGGTGAGTTGGCCCAGTAGGAGCCACCACGGTAGTACTTCCGCTCGGGGTAGGGTCGGGCGAGCAGCTTCACCTCGGCGAGGGTGCCGTCAGCGAGCACGGTGTCGGGAGTGGGTGTGTCAGTCATCTCACTTGTCCTTGTCTCAGTACTCGTCACACATGATGTTGGCCAGCTCGGCGATGATGCAGAGCTGATCGCGTTCGGTGACCTGACGTGACGTGACGTTGGGGTCGATGGAGTTCAGCTCCTCGGGCCCCCAGGCGGCCACGCGCTGGATGAGGCTGAGCATCGTGTCGTGCTGGAGTGCACGGCCACAGTCGTAGATCGCCTCGGCGAGCTCGCGGTTGGTGGGATCGAACGAAGTTTCCCTCGCGATGTCGAGGGCGGCCATGGGACCGTATCCCGCACGCCGAGCTTCCTTGTAGATGGGCTTATCATAAAGTGGTGAGGGCATCTCACTTCTCCTGTGCTTGTCGTAGTGCGAAGTTGGTGAGGTCGGCTCCGGTGTGGATTACCACTCCGGCCTCGTAAGCCTCACGGCCTAGCTTGAACTGGAGGGCGCGGCGAAGCCGATCGCCCAGGTGATCGACGAGTGGAACCATCACCAGGTCTCACAGCCCGCGTTACGTGGCGACTTGCTGTGGTTGACGGGACACCCGGGAGTGAGAGCCTCACACATGTCGGACTCATCGCGGTCGAAGTCATAGACGACCGGAGCGTTCTGGAAAGCCGCGTGAATCGCACTCGCGTCGGTCATGTGGGGCTTCTCATTCTTCGTCACAGCTGGCCTCCTTGGCCTCGATCAACCTTCTAAGAATATTCTATCATAACTTGTCATCAGAGTCAAACTCTGATGAAAGATTTCTCGAGAATCTTCGGAGCACCGTGTCACCGGTCGGTGTCACGTTCCACGTGGCGATCCTGCCACCAGAACACGACAAGCCCGCCGGACCCGCGACGCCAGCGAGCACCTGCCACATCATGACTGCTCCCTCTCAGCCTCGGCCTGAAGGTGCAGTGCGTACGACTCGAGAGCGAGTCCCGTGTAGCCTAGGTCGTGCACCCACTGACCCTGGAAGCCGATGCCGAAGTACTGGCACTCCTCTGGACGATCCCAGGTCGGGTCGACCACGTCGTCTTCCGGTGTCACGCACCACGCGTGGTGAAAGAGCATACCGAGGGTGGGCCTAAGCGCGTAGCCTTCCACGTAGACGAGCTCATCATCGTCGGCGATGGTGAGCGCGTTCTGGAAGCATTCTCCTCGTTCCATCTTCGGGATGTCATCGGGAAGACACATCGCATCGTACTCCTGCCCGTGCTCGAGGACGAAGCCGTAGAGGTTGTCTTCGTGTCCTATTCGTTTCAGTGCGTTGTCGTATGTGGTGAGCACGTCTTTGATGTCGATGTCATCACTCATGATCTCATCTCCTCTTCCGTGAGCGAAGCCAGCGTGATCGAACCTTGCCTCGTCGTTCCGCTTCGCGTCGTTCATCATTCCGCTTTCGCACCTCAGCTCGACGGCGCTCCTGCTCTTCTGCACGTCGTGCGTGATACGCGTCGATGTCTCGCTGGAGCTGCTCCATATGTTCACGCTGCTCACTTGGAGATCGACGGTGATAAGGGTGCTGCTCATCAGTCATGCGTCGACCAACGTCGCTGGATCGAGCTCGATGACCGCGCCGCAGCGCATCAGGATCGCGATGCGGCCGGGTCGAACGTCGTACGCCGTGAGTATCTTATACCGTCGGTTACCTCGGATGAACGTGTCACCGTCCCGGAGGTCGACGTCCGCAGCCGTGATCATTGGAGCGTCTCCAAGAGCTGACGCTCGGTCGGGAGCATGGTCCGCATCGTGTCGATCATGTTGGCGACGGCCGCGATCGTGCCGAGGCTACGACCCACGCGATGCGCCGCCAGTCGCTTCATGACGACCCGTACTGGGTAGCCACGTTGACGATTGAGCACCGTCATGTCGTGGTCCGCATCCGTGATTCGTTTGCGTGACCAGGTGGCCACCGCGTCGGCGAGGTGGAACGGAAGCACCTCGGTCAGTCGGTCGAAGTGACCCATCTCATCGTGATCGGTAAGGATCATCTTACCTTCTCCTTGTGTCATCGAAAGAGCTTACGTGCGAGTCGTCCGGTCGCTTTGCCGTATGCGCGGCGTGCGACTCGTCGACCTACTCGTCCTCGTCTGACGGCGTTGACGTCGTTCGAGAACTTCAGCATGCGGTAGATCCACCGCTTCATCTCACTTGCCTCCGATTCATTTGCTAGGTACATTGTATCAACATTCTCCACGGGAGTCAAACCGATTTCCGTGAAGATTTCTCACTACCGGAAGAACCACACCACGAGGTTCTAGGTCGTCTGTCGGATGTTGTCGATGAGGGTCAGCACGAGCACGAGCACGATCGGCGCGATCGAGCAGAGGGCGTTCACGTTCATGGGTACTCCACGAAGTCGCGCTCGATCGATGTTCTCACCGGCTCGGGCTCCCCGCCCTTGACCAGTCGTGCACACCCCGTGCCGATGGCGCATGCGGCGAGCATGAACGTTCCCGCGATGGTGACCTTCGTCTTGTGAGTCATGCGAAGAACCCATCGGGGATCGGCTGCTCGGTGACCACGTCGGGGTAGTCCAGGGGGCTGGGATGCTCGTGACCGTTCGTGAACGCACCCAGCTCACACGCGATGTCAAGCGCACAACCACCGAGTGTCATGATCCCACCGACGATCACCTTGGCGACCGGGTTCATCTTATGTACCTTCATACTCATCCTCCTCGTCTCAAGTGTTGACCACCAACACTCTTCGAGCTCACCACCCCCACTGGTCAGCCCAGGCCGTACGTCAGGTCGTGCACCAGACCCGCCGCACCACGGCCAGTCCGCTCCGCGTAGGCCAGCATCGTGTCCGGCTTGTGCGGGTGGAACGGTGCAGCCATGGACTTGGACTTGAGGCGCAGGAACTCGCGTGCCTCGTGCTCGTAGGTCCGCAGGATCAGCTCGAGGATCTTGAACATGAGGTCCTCGGGTGTGTGGCAGTCGGCGACCTGGACGCTGGACTCGACGTGGATGCGCGTCGGGTAGAGGTGCACCGTGCCCTTCGTGAAGTGCTCCCGCGAGCTGTCGTACGCGAAGAACTCCATGTGCACGGTGACGCAGTCCTCGAAGCGATGGGTGTTGTCCTTCGCCGTGATGTCCCAGTCGGGCTGGAACACCAGGTCGTCGTTGATGATCTTGCAGGCGGCTGCTGCTTCCATGTCATACCTCTTCTGTGCGTCGTATTTACGTGGCGATCAAAGTCAAAGGTTACACCAGCACCCTTCGAGCCCACCACAGGCCCTCACCAGTTCGCAGGAGCGTTGAGCCGCAGCAGCAGCCACTTCCATGCACGCTTCATGTTCACCTCCTCCTTGGTTCACCCTTCGAAGAACCACACCACGAGGTTCACACCAGGCTGAAGTACTTCCGGCACACCGGGCCGATGCCCTCCTCGACCGACTGGGCGGCCTTGAGCTTGCGGCAGCACCGTGCACACTGGCCGTAGCGGAGGGTGAAGGTCCGTGCCTGCTCCAGGGTCATCTTGTGCTCGGGACGGACCAGAGCCTTGAGCTCCGGAGCGTACTGCCACTCACCGCGGACGTGCTCGCCCTCGTCGTTCAGGCGGTCCGCGTTCGTCTCCACCCACAGGAGGGAGTAGACGTTCGTCCCGGCCTTGTTCGACTTGCCCTGCACCACGCGGCCGTCGGGGAGCACATACACTCCCGGGACGAGCTTCCAGTCGCTCGGGCTGTTCGGTGTCACCAGCCGCGGCTGCGAGAGCAGCCAGTCGATCACCCGACTGGCCTCGACGGTCGAGACCGAGTTGACGCCACCCAGGGCGTCCTCGTGGCGGGCGATGATCATCGCTTCCTCGGGGGACTGGCCGGCGATCGGGTAGTCCCGCTCGCGGCTCAGCTTGACGATGAACGCGTACTGCTTAGGGGTCATCTGTCGCACTTGAACTCCTTGTCGTAAGAAGGTCCTCGGGGCTCGATCGACCTTCTAAGAACATTGTATCAACACTTATCGTCTGAGTCAACAGTTCAGGGAAGATTCTTTCGGAAACCTACCGTGCCACCAGCCCGTGTCACGATTCGGCCCAAGGTGTTGAAAGTACCTCTCGCGTGTGCTATACAGTCGACCAAGAGCCCGGCGTTGAGCGCCGGCGCGGCGGGATCCAGCCGCGACAGCCCAGGCGAGGCGTAGCCCCCTGGGGAGCTGAGGTGAACCTCACGGCTCGAGGGATCGGACGGTGCAGACACCGATCACCACGTGAGGAAGCTGATGGATCCTGAAACCCACCCGGGAGGCGATGAGAACCTGGTCGTCCCCGAGGACATGACGAGCATGACCGACGCGGACCTGGAGACCCTGGGCTCCGAGTTGCTCCGGACCTTCGACACTGTGCGAGGCGACGGCAACCTATCGGAGGTCAAGCTCGCCGAGCTCCGGACGATCACAGCCGCCATCGAGCGGGTCAAGAGCGAGACGAACCGTCGGGATGAGGAGAACGAGCGGCTGGCTGCCGAGGCCGCCGAGCTCGACTCCGTGCTCGAGCAGATGGGCGTTCGCTCCGAGACCGTTGCGACCGAGCCGCCTGATCCTGATCCCGAGCCCGAGCCTGATCCCGAGCCGGCTGAGGTCGAGTCCATCATGGACGAGCCCTCGCAGGTCACCGCCGCCGGTCCGATCCGAGGCACAGGTGCTCTGGTCGTGAAGCGGAAGCGCCTCAACGTTCCGCTTAGCGAGGTGGCTCGCCGAGCTCCGGACCCGGGCGTCAGCTCGATGGCCGCCCAGGCGCAGATCGTCACCGCTCCTGACGTGCCGATGTACGCGGCCGGCCGGCGACTCGAGACGCTCGAGGTGCTCACCGACGCGATGCACCGTCGGGCCAAGACGCTCGCCATTCCCTCGGGCAACATCACGGTCGCCACGGTCCGCAAGGAGTACGACATCGTCCTGGATCGTGAGGCCGCTCCGGCCCAGATCTGGGACGTCATGCACCGGGCAGCCGACCCGAAGAACCTCGTCGCTGCTGGCGGCTGGTGCGCTCCCAGCACGATCATTTACGACTTCTTCAACATCGCCTGCGATGATGGGATGCTCGACGTCCCGACCGTGGGCGTTACGCGCGGTGGTATCCGCTGGCCGACGTCGCCGACGATCGCCGACGTGCTGAGCAACATCTGGCTCTGGACCGAGAACGACGACATCGCCGCCGTCACCGGCACCGGCACCAAGCCGTGCGTCCGTGTACCGTGCCCGACCTTCAACGAGCTGCGGCTCGCGTGTCACGGTCTCTGCGTCACCGCTGGTAACCTCACGGAGAGCGCGTACCCCGAGCTCATCCAGAACTACCTGCGGCTCGTGATGAACGCTCATGAGCACGTGATGAACCAGCGGATCATCGCTGACATCGTCGCAGGCTCCACCTCCGTCGCGGTTACCGGCACCGACGTGCCGATCGCCACCGGGCTCCTCGGAGCGGTTGGCCTTCAGGCCGCCGACTATCGTGAGAAGTATCGGATGTGCGACAACGAGGTGCTCGAGGTCGTGCTACCCCGCTGGTCCAAGGAGGCGATCCGCTCCGACCTCTCGAAGCGAACCGGCATGGACCTGCTGGCCGTCACGGACGCCATGATCGGCGCGTGGTTCGATGAGCGACACGTTCGAGTCCAGTTCGTCAGTGACTGGCAGCTCGGTTCGGGCGACTTCCTCGGGCAGACCACGCCACGTGCGTCCTGGCCGGAGAACGTGCAGTTCCTCATCTACGCCGCGGGCACCTGGGTCGTGGGCATGGGCCTCGACCTCAACCTCGGCGTTGTGCGGGACTCCACGCTCAACGCGAAGAACGACCACACCGCGGCCTGGACCGAAGAGTGCAAGCTCACCGCGAGAATCGGGCACGAGTCCCGACTGGTCACGGTCAACTTCTGCGTGAACGGCGCCACCGGGCCGGCCAGCCTGACCTGCAACCTGGTCTGACCTGGTCACTGATCAACCGAAGGGAGCGTGACACGTGATTCCATCTGCTCGACCGTTGGTCGGTGGACCGACGCGTGTCACGTCTCCCTACGGCTTGATCACTGCAGTTCAGCAACCGACGGACGTCGACCCCCACTGGCAGATGGGCGTCCGCATCGAGGTCGAGACCTGCTCGCCAGGCATCGTCACGACCGCAAGCTGTGCGGTCACGGGTACCGGAGATAAGATTCGTACCGATGCACTTCAGGTTCGAGGTGCATCTCCGTTCACCGTGTACAGCCTTCCCGTGTGTAGCCCCATCGGTTACCTTGATGAGGCTCGTACGATCGCGCAGAACGCACTGACATACGGTGAGGCGCGAGCCGTTGAACGCGAGTTCTGGACGGGGGCGCTTGGCACCACCCCTCACCTTGCTGCGAACGCGCAAGTCACCGACGTTGATGGCACCATCCTGCAGACCGCTGCGACGGTTCTCGTAACGGGTGGTGCTGTCGTAGATGCGGTGGAAGGACTCGCTCGACTCGAGGAAGCTCTCGGCTGGTGCTACGGTTCTGAGGGAGTCATCCACGCGCCGAACAGTGTCGTCACGCACTGGGAAGCGTACGGTCTACTCCGCCACGACGGCACTCGTCTTCGCTCGCCCTCAGGTCACATCGTGGTGTCGGGTAATGGGTATCCCGGGACGGCACCGGATGGGACAGCGCCTGGACCCGGAACCCGCTGGGTGTACGCGACTGGAGCCATCCAGCTTCGTCGTGGTCCCATCGAGATGTCGGCCACGAACAACTCCGAGATGGTCGACCGAGCGAAGAACGACATCGTGCTCGTCGCTGAAAGAACATATGTGATCGACTGGGACTGTTGTCATCTGGCGATCCAGATCAAGATCGGTGGTCAGGTCCCCGATGCATTCAACGCGTAGGAGAGGTTAAGCCATGACCGCACCCGCTCTCTGTGCAGCTCCCATCCAGGGGACGCGCATGCGCGTCATTAAGCTCGACGCTTGCGGCGTGCCGGTCACGGGCGCTGGTTCGCAGATCGTCACGGATGGCTTCGTCAAGGTCGAGGCCTCGCAGGAGTACGAGGACGGTACCGAGTACCAGCTCCGCAACGCCGCAGGCAACTTCTGCGTGAACGACGTTGGTCCCGACCAGTTCACCCGCTCGCAGCTCACCATTCAGTTCTGTCAGATCGACCCGGACATGGTCAACCTCATGACGGGTTCTTCGGTCATCGTCACCGGTGCACCTGCGACGGGCACGGGCTTCTGGGTCACTGAAGGTACCGTGACGCAGCACTTCAGCCTGGAGGTCTGGCAGGCGGTGTCGGGACAGGCGTGTGGTTCGACGTCTGTGGCACGCGCTGTGTACTGGGTGTGGCCTAACCTCTTCGCTGGTCGCTTCAATGACTTCACCATCGAGGATGACGTACTCGACTGGGAGATCTCCGCGAAGACCCAGGGAGCCAACCCACTCTGGGGGACAGGTCCAGGAGCCGCTCCTGACTGGATCAGTGCGGTGCCAGTGGGTGCGCACTACGGCTTCAACATCGCCGCGCTACCGCTGCCGGCGCTGACCGGTTGTGGTGCTGTGACTCTCTAACACGGAGGAGGTGGTCAGCACGTACGAGAACTTGTGCGAAGCTTGGCCCGCCACTCTGTGTTCGGACATCTGTGGCTACTCACCAGTGGTCACGGGTGCCGCCTTCCTAGCCGCATCTGAACTGCTCTGGGAAGCCACGGGGCGGCGGTTCCAGAACTGTCCTGTGACCGTTCGTCCGTGTCGGAGTGACTGTATGCCACAGTCTGACCGTGACGTCGGTGGCACAGGCTGGCCTCACCCCACACTGCTTGATGGGCAGTGGCTGAACGTCGCGTGTGGTATCTGCACCGGGCCCTGTGGTTGCACGACCTCAAGTGAGGTCGTCCTACCTGACTTTGCTCGTGTGTCAGGCGTCGTCATCGACGGTGTGTCACTACCTACCAGTGGCTGGGCCTTCTACGACGGTGTGCGCCTGGTGCGCGTCGGCGCCGAGTGGCCGATGTGTCAGGACTGGAGTGTCACGAGCGGGCTTGGTGCCTGGTCTGTCACAGCAGCGTTTGGACCCGAGCTTCCCGATCTCGGTAAGCTCGCCGTTGGGATCCTGGGCGTTGAGATCATGAAGCAGATGTGTGGCGAAGAGTGCGCGCTTCCGTTCAAGGTCGCATCGGTGTCACGACGTGGTGTGACGATGCAGCGTGACTCTACCGGACTCACTGGGTTGACGATACCCGACCTCTTCATCAAGACCTTCAACCCTAAGGGTCTGCTCGATCGAGCTCGAGTGTACTCACCTGATGTGCTGATACCACCGGTGAACTCATGAGTACCGTCGATCTTCTCGCTCCTACGGTGAACGTCTTTGGTGAGCCTGGTGACACCATCGTCATCGAGATCAACGTTCCCACTACATATGAGAGTGGGACGTGGGTCGGAACGCTTTGGGACAGCCTCTGTCAGGACACTCCTACCGCGTCATTCGTCGTCACCCCACCGAATAGCTCACCGGTCATTCTCACGCTTAACACGACTGGGCTGGTACCACCCTGGGCTAGTAGCTTTACGGGTCACTGGGAACTCGATCGTATCGCAGGTGGAGAGACACGGACCTGGGTGAAGGGTGACTTCATACTCGACTCAGGTCGACATCAACTTGGAGTTTAACGTATGACTCAGACGAAAGTGTTTACGCTCGACGGTCAACTCATGGAGATGAAGATCGAAGGTGATGGCGAGGTGGTCAAGGGTCCACTTAGTCAGTTCATCGATCTCGCGGCCACGATCACCGCCGACGCTAACCAGGGTGATGTACCACCCGAGATCCTGGCCGTGCTCGATGAGCTGGCTTGTCGAAAGGAACAGACGTGACCGTAGGACTGGCCGCCACGACACTGGCGAATAAGTGGCTCGACATGCTCGGTGCCACGGCGTTCACCGCGCCGACGAACACGTATATGAAGCTTCACACCGCTGACCCGGGTGCGGCTGGTACGACTGCCGCATCGGCGAACACGACGCGTGTGATCATCGCGTGGGCCGCTGCCTCGGCTGGCTCGAAGGCTATCCAAGCGACGCTTCCGTCCTGGGCGTCTTGGGCGTCGGGCTCCGAGACGATCTCACACGTGTCTGTGTGGGACAACCTGACCGCAGGAAACTTCTTGTACTCATTCGCTCTCACCACTCCGAAGGCGATCACCAACGGCGACACACTCAACATGACGTCGCACAGCATCGCGTTCACTCCCATTGCAGCTTGAACCGGACTAACTTGTGGGCATCCCAAACGCGTCGGGGGCATCGTTCCCCATTCAAGCCGCACCGGACTCCAAGGACTTCGAGATCTGGAGTGCTGGATTCCTCGGTTACGGTGTCGCATCGGGATGTGCGTGCACACCTGCAAGCTCAGGTGTAACGCTTGGAGTAGCGGTCGCGTCCGGCTCGGTGCACGTCGGGTCGAAGACAGCGGTAGCGGTCACAGGAGCCACCGTCACACCAGGTGCAGCGTCGGGATCGAACCCACGCATTGATCTCGTCGTCGCTGACAACGCCGGTGCACTGTCGGTCGTGGCCGGCACCGCAGCGGCACAGCCTGAGTTTCCTACGATTCCAGCGTCACGTACCGTGTTGTGTGCTGTTGTCATCCCGACCTCAGCGACGTCGATCACCGCGGGCAACATCGTTGATAAGCGTCTGCTCGTCGACTATCAAGCACCGTACGGAACGACGTCGACGACGGCAGCTCGTGGTGATCACCTACACTCTGGTGAGTATGCATCGACCGACCACGGCGACACACACGCGCCGTCCGGCTCGGACCCGCCGGCGGTGCTTGGTGCATTCACACTGGGCACGTCCTCGGGCGACGGCTACATCATCATGCCCGGCCAGTCGGTCAGCAACCCGCCGACACCGAGCGGTGACCTCTACATCCACATGTACGCTCGGTGGCTGGGCTACCGACCGGTCCCGACCATCGAGTCGGTCGACCGGTGGCTGCCGTATGGTGATGAGATCACGGGCCCCGCGATGGTCTGGCGCGTGCACCCGGGCACCGGCACGACCGCTCCCACGAACACCACCGAGGTTCCGTCAACGAACACCGCATCGACTTGGTCCACACCGACGAGCACGACAACACTCGGTGTGCGGCAGTCGATGAACACTTCCACGACGTCAGGCAACGCAGCGTTCGTGTCTACCACCGACCTGCGATACGTACGTGGCGACAACGTTCAACCTTGGTGCGGTTACTACTTTCACTGTCGTGTCGTGTTCGATCACGCTAATGGGTATGGCTCCACGCTGTTCTTTGCAGGCCTCACCGACCAGACCGCGGCCACCTCGCTCGCTACCGCCGACCCCGCCGGGCATCGGCATGGGTTCCGCATCACGAACGGCTCTGGCAACTTCCTCTTGACGTCCAAGAACGGCACCACGGAAACGACGATGGACAGTGGCATCGCGTTTGCCACCTCCAAGGTCTTTGACTTCTACGTCTACTGCAGACCATCTGGTGGATACGCGTTCGGTCACGTCATCAACCGTACCGATGCACTCGACTCCGGTTCACTGATCAATGTGACTTCGAACATGCCCGGGCAGACGAACTGGATGCGGGCAGTGTGTGGGATCGCTACTACCACGACTGCCATACGCGGCATGTCGTTTCACCGTGCGGGGTGTGAGGTCGCCGCCTAATGGCGATCTACTGCTTTCCATCCGCGAGTAAGAGACCTCGTGTTGATGAGATCGGTTTCGACATGCGGGTCACCAGTGGGCCTGTGATGGCGCCTCCCGGCGACTTTAGTGGTGGCATGTTCCTGTGCTTCTGGGCGTTTCAGATCGACTTCTACAATGACGCTGACGTAGGTGTCGGCGGTGGTCACATCGGTCTGCAGGCATACAACCACCCGGACATCGTCTACAAGGGCATGATCAACTGGGGCGTGTACGATGACACCATCGGTGGCGGTGCGACGTTTCGATCCGGACCGATGCTCACTGATGATGTCTTCATCGACATCAACGCGGGTGTCTCATTCGGCTACACGTGGTTCTACAACCACTGGTATCGGTTCCGTGTGTTCAAGTCGCCGAAGCAAGACTACGTTGCAAATGAGATCTACGGTGGAAGTGGGCAGGTACCTCCTTATGTTGCGACCGACCAGCAGACTGATGAAGTCGCGTACCGCTGTCAGGTGCAGGACCTCACCGCTGGATCCATTCCCTTTGACTTTCATGACGTGCTGATCAAGTCCCCGGCGACGTCGAAACCGATGGCGCTTAACTCGTTCTTCACGGAGCCGTTCGAAGATGCGGGCTATCCCGGCGACATCTTCACGGAGTGGCCGTGGTCGCCCGAGTGGCACGTACGTCACATCGACATGGACGGCATCGGTAACTCAATCGACAGTTTCCTCATTGACTACTCGGTCGGTACCGCAAACTGCAACATCACTGCTGTCTCGGCCACACCCGGTTACATGCGGCAGAAGGGCGGCGAGACTCGGACGAATGCCGCACTCTCGATCCTATCCACACCATCAGGTTTCTTCGATGCAGCTCCAGCGAATGTGACTCCTGACATCCACGACACCGCTACGCGCATCGCTACACCACGGCCATGGTACTGACCTGACGAAAGGAGGCAGCCGGTGACCATCGCGGTTGCCTCTTCAACGGTGTCTCTGTCGACAGCGTCAGCGACGCTGATGCTCGTGCCGTATCCAGCGAGCATCGCGACGGACGACTGGCTCGTCATGTTTGTCGCGACAAAGCCGTTCAACGCGACGATCGTCACGCCCTCAGGCTGGACGCTGATGGGCACGCTCACTGATGGTTCAGTGGCACAGGGTGTCGACACAGGTTCCACTAAGATCGCAGTCTTCTTTCGTAAGGCACCGTCTGCTCTCACTGGTAACGAGACGGTAACGATCACATCAGGTAACAGCTCGTGGGGCGTCATGTATCGGTGCACCCACGCCGCTGGACAAGATGTGGCCGTTGTGTTCGCATCGGGGATCGACGCAACCGCGAACACGACCTGGTCAGCGACGATGACGACGAACCCGGGCATCACTGCCGGGGACATGCTTCTCTTCGGGTGCTCGTGGCCAACTGATCTTGCTCGTACGGTCTCGGCTTCAGCTCTGACTGCGACATCAGCGACGTTCTCAGGTATCGTCGCAGCGGGCGACCAGAACCCAAGAACAACCACTGGTAATGACATCGGTGGGAACACGAACCACGCGCTCTGTGCTACGGGTACAGCAGCGGCTGCACCCGTCTGGACAGCGACGTACTCGGTAGGTACCTCGGGTGCTGGACCAGCGGTCATGGTCCGTCTTCGTGAGTTTCCACCCGTTGAGATCGATGGATCGCTCGTCATCACCGAGACTGGCACTGGAGCGGGACTCGTCCCGGGTCTTGGTGGTGGTGGTGCTGGCAGCCTGTTCCTACTTAAGGGATACGCTGGTGGAGGTTCGTATCTTAAGAACACAGCGGGAGCACCGTCACTTAAGGGTACGACCGCTGCGACACTGACGGTCGACGGTACTCGTCCAACGACCGCCACCATCGTCGGTGCTGCGACTGTCTCACGAGCCGCAGCCGGTACGACCACGACGACTGCTACCATCGCAGGTGCCGCAGTCGTCTCACGTGCAGCGGCAGGAACGTGTACGATCACTGCAACGATCGCGGGCGCTGCATCGTACGTCACATCTACCAGTGGTACACGACCTACGACTGCGACGCTGACGGGTACGGCCAACGTCGTGTGGGCCGTCTCGGGTACCACGGTAGTCACAGCTTCTGCGACGGGTGTCGCGGTCGTGACTCACACCGTCGATGGATTGCAGAGTATCACTGCGAACCTGTCAGGTGTGGCAGCGGTCACACGTCCGGTTGATGGGACGCTCACCACAACCGTGACACTTACGGGTACGGCGTTCGCCACTAACGGCTCGGGTGGCTCACTCGGAGTGACCGCCACGATCACCGGTGCGGTCAACGCATCGATGGGCGTCACCGGCTCACTGGTGACGAACGCCACGACCACGGGAGTCGTGGCTGTACTCCTAGCAGCGAGTGGTTCGCTGACCGCGACTGCCACGATCACGGGAACGACTAGCATCCCCCGCGACGTCGCGGGTACCACGACTGCGGTAGCCACTATCGCCGGCGTTGCGGCCGTCGACAGGGCCACCAGTGGTACCCTGGCCGTGACTACGACGATCACCGGGACCGCTGCTGTCGTTCGTCCTACGGCCGGTAACCTAGCAGTGACCGCGACTGCGATCGGAGCCGCGACGCTTGGTGTGAGTGTCGGCGGTACGACGTCGATCACCGTTACGAGCACCGGTGCAGTGACCGCTGCACAAGCCGCCGGTGGCACAGCCGTCACCACCGTGATAACGCTTGGCATCGCTTCTATCGCGTGGGCTGTCTCAAGCACCACACCGGTGACCGTCACGATCGCTGGCACAGCGAACGTTCTCGCACCAGGACAAGCCGCCGGTGACTTGTCGGTCGCCGCTCTCATCACGGGTGACAGTGGTCTCATCACTGAAAGTGGTGGCTTTCGGGGCGTCACAGCTCTTACTTCAGGTAGTGTAAGTGTTGGTGTCGCTGTCTCGGGTACTCACCTCACGACGACTACCATTACGGGTACGGCCACCGTCACTCGAGCAGCTGCTGGCAGTCTAAGCGTCAACGCCACCACATCCGGTGCTGCTGTCGTGGATCGCAACACTGGTGGCAACCTCAGCGTGACGACGACGATCACTGGTGCTGTAGGTACCTCGATCGCTGGATCACTGACCGAGACCGTCACGACACTCGGTGCTGCTTTCGTCTCACGCGCTGGGTCGAGTCAGACGACGACGATCGCCACCACGTTCGGGTCGGCGAACGTCGTTCACGTGATCGACGGAGCTGTTCTCACCACTGTGACGCTCGTGGGAACGGCCGGTACGACACAGGACACCGGCGGTGATCTCGTCGTCACGACGATCATCACGGGAACTGCGACGGTCACCGGTCCCGCGGGTCCACGACCTACCGTGTCGATCACACTTGATCTCATCACGGTGACGCAGGCGATGCGCGTACCACTGGTTGGTCTGATCACTGTAAGTGCACCGACTTACGCCGTACTTGACATCGATGGGACGATGATGAATCCAGTCGCGATGGCCAGTGGTGACACACGAGATGCGATCATCACCGTGCAGCATGACGAGATTCGTCTCATCGATGTGCACACTGTCTGAGGGCTAGAATCGACTGGAGGAGTCTTGTGTGAATCCGATCCGTCGTTCTTTTGATGTAGCACAGGTGTTGCTGGACTGTGTCTGTGCGGCACTTCAGTCGAGTGAGAACGGGTGCCCAAGTCGACGGTGTGTCGTTCCTGGTAATGAGATCGAGTTCTCCAACTGTTGTGGAGGACCTAACGGTGGACAGCTCACTGTGCACATTGAGAATGTGTACGCGTCGAGAACGTTTCCACAACCTGATGCGACTGCGAATGTCTGTGATGCACCCTATGAGGTCGTCGTCTTCGCGGTGTCCATCATTCGATGTGTACCTGTCGGCGACATCGATCACGCACCGTCGTGTGAGCAGCTCAGTGCGGCCGCGTACACGACGTTCACCGACCAGCTCATCGTGCGTGAGGCTGTGCGCTGCTGTCTGCAGAACCAAGACACACTCGGTGGGGTCGCCGGGTTCAACTACCGCTGGGTGCTAGATGAGCATCCGACCATCGGACCCGAGGGCGGCTGCGCCGGATCGACGCTGCGAGTCTTTATGGGCTTGATGAACTGTCACGACTGTGCGACGGTGGGACTGTGAGCGTCACCGTGCACACTGGTGTGATCAACACACTGCTTAGGTCACCTGGTGGTCCGATCGGTCAACGCGTATTCAAGCTTGGTGTGAACGTACAGTCCAGTGCGAAGCAGCACTGCCCGGTCGACACAGGTAGACTACGGTCATCCATTCAGTCGTCGGCACCGCGTCAGAGCACCGCTGGTCTGACGGTACGTATCGGCTCAAACGTCAACTACGCACGGTTCGTTGAACTTGGGACTCGTCGCATGCGCGCTCGTCCATACCTACGACCTGCCCTTCAGGAGGTACGATGAAAGACTTTAGTCGACCGCTCAAGCTCGAGCCGATCCGGTTCAAGGCCGACGGTGATACGTTCGAGGCGATTCCCGAGCTGAGCGCCGAGATGACGATGCAGGCCGTTGAGCTGATGAACACCATGGGTGTGATGACGCTCGAGGGCATGAGTGTTGGTGATCTTGACCCGGCGACCGCGACGCCGGAGGACTTCGAGCGAGCACGGTCCATCGCCAGTGGAGCGAACAAGTACATCGGGCAGATCATGGCTATGCTGGATGAACTGCTTCTGCCCAAGTCAGCCGAGCGCTTTGCCGAGCGTCTAAAGGACAAGGTGAATCCTATCACCTTGCTTCAGGCCATCGAGATCTGGAAGTACCTCGTCGAGCAGTACACCGGACGCCCTACCTCACCGTCGTCCTCCTCTACGAATGGGCACGACGACGGTGGAACGAGTTCGACGGTTGGTGTGCAGCGCGAGGAGTTGACCCCTTAGAGCTGCCACTTCGTCGCCTGCTCAACCTCATCTACTTCGTGATCATCGAAGGGAAGACACGTGAAGAGAGGGATGAGTTCGAGGCGCAGCTGGCGAACATGGAAGCGAGAGCGAGGGAGGTCGAGGTGGAGAAGCCTCAACCGAAGCGTAAGAAACCTCCCCCGTGGTGGAAGGGCGACGCGGCGGCCGCCGAGTCGAGTATGCAAGCAGCACGTGACTACGGCTTCGTCATAGGAGCGACACAGTGAGCTTCATCGGTGGTTCGAGTGGTCCCATTGCCTCGGCATTCGTCGAGGTAACCGCTCACACTGAAGGCGCACTTGCCTCGATCCTGGGCCTGGTACGCGCACTCGGTAGCATCGATGACGAAGCACGTCGCGTAGGTGAGGGCATCGAGCGTGCCTTCAAGGAGGCGGCGAACTCGGCCGACCGGTCGCTACGGAGTATCGGCGGTGCGGATGCGTTCGGGCGACTGGAGGCCGAGTCTAGGGTCGCTGGTGATGCGGTCGGTGAGAACGTAAGTGAGGGTTCAGGTCGCGCAAGCGCTGCACTTGGCTTTCTTAAGACAGGTGCACTACTCGTAGGCGGTGCACTCGCAACTGGTGCGGCCGCAGCCGTTGGCTTTGGTCTGAAGACTGCGGCATCACTTGAGCAGACACAGGTCAGCTTCAAGGCTCTCCTAGGTTCTGCTGAGGAAGCTGACAAGTTCATTCGCGAGATGCAGCAGTTCGCTGCGACGACGCCGTTTGAGTTCGCTGGCCTGGCGAACAACGCCAAGTCACTGCTCGCGACGGCCGGTGCACTGAAGATCACACGTGACCAGATCATCCCGACGATCAGTACGGTCGGTGACCTCACTGCTGTGCTGGGTGCACCACCTGAGGCCATCGATCGTGTCATCCTCGCTTTCTCTCAGATGGCATCGAAGGGAAAGGCTTCCACCGAAGAGCTACTGCAGATCGGTGAAGCACTCCCAGGTTTCCCGGTCTTTGAAGCGATGGCTAAGGGTCTGGGTATCTCGACCCAAGCACTTCAGCAGCAGGTCAGTGATGGCCTCATACCCGCGGACAAGGCAGTTCAAGCACTGCTGAAGGGTATGAAAGAGTTCCCCGGCGCGGCTGGTGCGATGGCTGCACAGTCACAGACACTGCTTGGTCTGTTCTCAACGTTCAAGGACACCATCTCTCTCGCGCTGACTGATGCGTTCCTCCCCCTGGTCGACCAAGTGAAGACGCTGTTGACGCCTCTCACGACGGTCATTGGTGATACGCTGAAGTTGGTCGCACCTGCTATCTCAGACATCGCTCAGTCACTTCTCGCTGCGCTCATTCCGATCATCAACGTCCTGGGACCGGCGATCGCCGACTTCTTCAGGGGGTTTGGTGAGGGTATCCGTGAGTTGCAGCCTGCTATCGAACCTCTGGCGGCGGGAGTCGGTGCAATCTTCAAGGCACTGGGTCAGGTCATCCCGCCACTCGTTCACGCACTTGAGCCGTTTCTCGAGATCATTGCACGCCTCGTTGAGGTCCTTCTACCACCCCTAGCCAAGATCATAGGTACGGTCGTTAAGGCGTTGACGCCGTTTCTTGATGCCGTGGCCGGTGTAGCTATCCAGCTCATTGAGGTACTCGCACCAGTGATCGAGCGGATCGCGGATGCGTTCGCCACAACTCTGGGACCAGCGATCACGCAGGTCGCTGAGATCTTGGGTGGTGCACTTCTTGAGATCCTAAAGCGTCTCTCACCGATTCTCGTGGAGATTATCGGTCTGTTCGCTGATGAGTTCATCGTGGTCATGGAGGCTATCGCCCCGGTCTTGCCTGAGCTCGCTACCGCACTCGCTGCACTTGCCATCGCGTTCGCAGATCTCGTCATCGCTGTCTTGCCGATCATACCTCCACTACTTCAACTGACGACGATCTTCGTAAGAGATATTGGCGCTCCAGTACTTCTTGCGATCGCCACCGCTCTTTCGTTCATCGTCACAGCATTTGCGAATTTGCTCTCGTTCCTCGCACCGGTCGCGAGCCCACTCGCACTGATCGCGACAGCGTTTCAGCTCATACACGACAAGCTTGGTCCGATCGCAGATACGATCACGAATGTGTTTAAGCCGGTGTGGGATGATCTTCGTTTGAATGTCATCCAGCCTGTTCACGATCTCATTGCGTTTAACCTGATACCTAGACTCGTTGATCTTAGAGACTTCGTGTTCGGTGGCATCGCAGCAGTGATCACAAACGTACTAAAGCCTGCCTGGGATGACTTTAGGATTAATACACTTGAACCTTTCATTGGTTTGCTCGAAACACGTGGTAACAGCGCACTTACTCAAGCTAAGAACATACTTCACGATACATCAACTGAGATCACTAACACACTAAAGCCTGCGATTGATGATCTACGCATTAATGTCTGGGATCCAATCGTTAACACTTGGAACACATCAGTTGTTCCGGCACTTACTAATCTTAAGAATGAACTTCATAATGTTTGGATTGTCATCACGAGTGAACTAAGTCCTGTTGTCAAGGACTTGATGAACAACGTGTTTCTACCACTTGCAGCTGTAATCTCTTCGGTGATCGCACCATCGTTTCTAAGTCTTGCGAATACGATTAAGAACAATCACGATGTCATCTCGAACTTGATGATTCCGATCACATTCGCACTTCAGCTCACTCTCTTTGGTCTTCGAAACGCAGCTGATGGTGTGTCAGCTGCAGCAGACTTTCTCGCATTTAACATACGCTTTGCTTCGTCAGTGTTCCAAACACTCGGTGATGTCGCGCATGCACTAGGTGGTGCACTTGAGTTTGTTGAGGGCATCGTTCATAGTGTAGGACAAGCATTTGGCATCGTCGCTGGAATGATCAACAACGCGATCGGAAAGGTGAATAACTTCATCGCAACGTTGAACAGCATTCCACACATCTCACTCCCGAGCTTCCCGAGCATTCCCGGTTTTGCCGGTGGTGGGATCATCGACAAGGACACGTTCGCGGTCCTACACTCTCCCGAGGTCGTCATCCCCTTGGATGATCGTCGTCGTGCCGCCGCACTGGCCGCGAAGTCAGGACTGCTCGATCTCATCAGTCAGCCCTCAAGTGTGTCAAGTAACGGCACTACAGGTTCGTCGGCTACAGTGGCTGCAGCGACACAGGCCGTTCTTGGTGGGATCACGATCGAGAACGTTCACGTGCAGTTCGCCGGAGCGGTCTCCAACGCTGAAGCTCAGGCCGCCGCTGATGCGTTCACCGACAGTGTCGAGGCGACGTTGAGACGACGAGCACTTACACTTACAGTGAGGACGATCTAGGTGCCACGTTCTTCATGGAACCCACACTCACCTGACACGATCGGCATCGAGTTTCAAGGTGTAGGTGCGAGTAACAACGTCATCGCGACCAACCAGGACATGTGGGTGCTGCGCTTTCGTGCGCAGCAGTCGGGCACTGTGTCACAGGTGTCGGTCTTCTCAGGAGCGCAGACTAACAACCCACTAATCTTCGGTGCTCCTGGTTACGTGAACCAGCGTCGTCCTTGGCTCATCGAGCTCATTCCTGTATCAGGCTTCGACCCAGGACCGATCCAGAGCGCGAGCTTCACCGTTGTGATGACCGCGAACTCGGACGTCGTCGATGAGTCGTTCACCACTCCTGAGAATGATGAGCTCGACTTTCCCAATGATGGACTCGCCCTCTTTCAGTCTGGACCTAACCCCGCACAGGTCACGGTTCAGATGTCCACCGCAAACACGTTCCCACTCACGGCACACGTGCTGGCTCTGGGCATCGACACCTTCTTCTACAGACAGACGTGGGTGGATCGGATCGACAATGATGGTGGTGTCCTGTGGCAGCGCTTGTTCCCAAGCGGCTACTCAGGCACGCAGACCATGCACATCGCTGAAGCGTACATCGATCACTTCTCACCGAACGCGTGGTCACTGTGGACTCCTACGCTCATCAGACAGTTCGCGTCGAGCGTGGGCAGTCGACGCCTGCGTCTGCGTGCGGTCGACACGCAACCAAACATCTTCGACTGGTTGAACCTACACGTCGACTACATCACCGAGCGACGCGCCGGTGTTGGGATCATCGTTCCCACGGCACCGTACCTCTGGCACACCGGAAGCTTTTTCGTGCCTGGGACTGCCAACCCAGTTCCCGTCACTGCAGGTGTCGAGTACGTCGCGGTCGTCAGAGCACCGTGTGCACAGGATGACTACATCTCACCTGGTTCGCGGTATGACCTGACCGCACTCAATGACATGAAGGTCGATGGCATCACTCCGGTGCACTACACCTTTCTCGACTGGGACCTGTACACCGCGAAGAAGGACACCTCATTCGGGACGAGTTTCGGTGTTCCCACCGCTCTGGACGTCAGGCAGCAGGGTCTTCCAGCGATCCGCTTCTTCCAGAGCGTTGCTTCGACCGAGTCACTCGACACCGAACCGTACCTCACGACGTACTCGGGTGTGCGACCGCTTAAGTCATCCAACACGGTGAGTCGAGCAAAGCACACGTTCGCTCTAGTGACGGGCACAACCAAGTACCGATATGTGCGCACCAACGTCGCACTACTTCGTGGCACGGGAACACCCACCGATCCTAAGACGGTGAGTGTCACACTGAAGAACAACGTCGGTACGACCATCGCCGGCCCGGCGCTCATCACCGAGTCTCTCTGGGACGACTCACCTAAGGTGGGTAATGACATCTGGGGTGATGAGTACCACTCGGTGCTCGTCGACTTGGGAACATCGGTCGACATCGCTGATGCGACCGCAAGCACCGTCGAGTACGTCCTGGATGACACGATCGCTCTCACCGACGACGGTACTAACCCTGGCAACCCCTGGCGCATCGGTGCGTTGGCGTCGACGAACATCGCGCCTACGGGTTCCGATCAGACCGCCGCCGGTGTTGGACAGGGACTGACCTATCGGTTCCCAAACGGCAGCTCACTGCAGCTTCACGATCCCGCTAACTTCCGGCGTGGTGACCTCCAGGTCATGCTCATCTCGGAGGTCGCAGCGGTCACCGGTGCGTCGGTGAGTACGCTCACACAGCTTGTGTCGGGTGGTGCATGTGACCCATGTAACACCGAGCTCACGGACTGCCTAGTGCGAGGCATCACATACAACCACGTGTGCTGGTCTGCCACCAAGCTCACTCAAGATACCTTCGTGTACTATGAGGTCCAGCGGCGCGAGATGGCCGTGATGGACAACGACTGGGTCAGCGTGGCGTTCATCACGCCGACAGGCAGTGTGACTGTCACCGGAGCAGCGGTCACCGGTGCGCCTACGTGCTGGGATGACTGGTCGATGGTCTACGGTACACAGGTCTGCTATCGAGTGCGACAGAAGAGGATCGACGGCGCGCTGTCGGACTTCGTGGAGACGGTCTGCGTGACGTCACAAGCACCGACGGGAGCAGATCTCATCATCACCGCTCCACTCGATCCGACGCTGAACGTCGCCTTCCCCGAGACGTACGGTGCGACGCTTCCCATCGAGCGGGAGTGGGAGGTGTTGGACTCGGACCAGCACGTATATCGTCAGGTGTACGGTCGTGATGGTCTCGTCGCGTTCCGACCTCTCGAGCAGTTGGGCCTGCGCTTCAAGCGTAAGCTTCTCATACAAGCACTGTGCACTCCGGTAAAGCCCTGCATCGATGTGATGCACAGACTTCATGAGATCTGTCGATCCACGGTGGGTCTCGTCGTACGTGACACCTGTGGTAACCGCTGGTACGCCGGTGTGCAGGTACCGACGTTCACGAACTTCCACGACCCATATGTGGGTGATATCTGGACCGGTGACATCGTCGTCACCGAGGTCACGACACCAGTCGTCACCGCCGAGAACGCGGGAAGTGTCGCAGCATGACGATGACGAACCCACTTCTCGACCTCGAGACGAACTACCGTGCATCGTCGTGGCGCTTCGACCTCTACGACGGTAGTGAACCACTTGGTACGCTTGAGCTGATGGATCGTGACTCCCCACCTAGTATCACGGTCGACATCTCACGAAGCATCAAGCGAACGATGCAGAACTTTAGCGTGCTGCCCAATGAGATCGATGAGATCAACGCGGTGCGCTGGAGCGTCCGTGTCTTTATGATCTTGAGTGATAAGACCGAGTGGCCACTAGGACTCTTTCGATTCGCTGACGTCTCACGACATCGCATCACGGCGATGAACGGCGTGGAACTTACCGTCGGTGAGTGCGGTCTAGTTGATCAACTTCTCATCGTCGATCAAGAGCTTGATCACTCGGTCTCGTATCCACCGGGCACCGTCATCACCGACGCGATCTACGGTCTGCTCTCAGAGATTCCCATCGAGTTCAACATGCAGACGTCGCCAGCGGTCATCACACCACAGGCTGAGGCGCTGTCCTGGAAGATCGGCACATCACGGCTTCGCGTCATCAACGAGCTGGCGATGATGATCGGCTTTCACGACCTCTACTTCGACAACGTGGGTGTAGGTCAGCTTGGACCGATGCCTGATCCCTTCACAGCGGCTGCCGGTGATGTGCTGTCTTACCCGGCGGGTCTTCGAACGTTCAGAGGAACGGTCACAAGGTCGACCAACATCCTCGAGCTACCAAACCGTTTCATCGTCATCAACAACGGAGCCACCGATCTTCCGGTCTATGGGATCTGTGACATCCCACCTGAAGCACCACACTCAATCGAGAACCGAGGCTTCGTCGTCTCACACGTCGAGCAGATGCAGGGGATCGCGACACAGCAGGACGCGGACTTCGCCGCAAGGTCGCTGTGTCGTGGCTGGAGGTTTCCCTTCGAGACCGTTGAGTTCTCAGGCCCGCCTGACCCGCGACACGATCACTTCAACGTCGTGGACTTTGAGGGAGACCGCTTCCTCGAGATGACGTGGACTATGGAGTGTGTCGACGGCTCGAACATGCAGCACACCATACGACGTACGTATGACCGTGACATGGAGCACTTGTAGTGGTAACGACACATGATATGATGTTGGTGAAGACGGCCTCGCAGGTTGCAGTCCAGCGCGCACTCGCCGAGACGTCCATCTCGGAGGTCATTCACGGTACAGTCACCGAGGTTGACACGACGTACTTCATTCACCAGGTACAGCTCGACGCTGACTCCACCATCATCCGCGCACATGATGTGACGCAGCTCGTCGTGAACGTTGGTGAACGTGTCACGGTGCTCTTCGCCCCTCCACACCAAGCACTCATCATCGGCATACCTAGGCACGATCCTTGGCACATCGTAGGCAACCAGCAGCAGGTGCCGTTCAACACTGGGTGGACCCACCTGAGTGGTACCACGGGACCTGGCCAGGACCAGGCACCACAGGTCATGTTCCGTCGTGATGGACACATGGTGTCTTTACGTGGTACGGCCGATCGTGTCTCAGGTACGAACATTGTCATCTTCACGCTCCCGGTAGGATACCGACCACAGAACCGAATCACGATGCCCGCGCTCAACGTGCTTGGTGGACACACGTACGTCGGTGTGACGATGGCCGGCAATGTCGAGATGGGTGACACCGAGCCGGTGCTGTTTCACGACATCACATTCACGACACTTTGACGAAAGGATCCATGTATCATGGGTGATGCCAAATGAAGACTTGCGTGTTTCCAGCTGACGCGTGGGGCTGCGGATAGGACATTACCGACTGATCTGGCCAGCACAGGAGCTGCAGCGACAGGGGTACGACGTTGAGATCGTCATGCCAGGTGACCCCTCAGGCCTGTTCGCCATCCGCGACGGTGACCGGTTGCGGTCAGTACAGGTAGGGCGCGACGCAGATGTCTACGTCTTTCAGAGGCCTACGAACGTCTTCCTCGTCCAGCTCATGGAGCACTTGATCAACGAGGGTAAGACAGTCGTCGTCGACATGGATGATGACCTCACGTGCATCCATCCAGACAACGCCGCGTTCGCCATGCTTCATCCAGCTCGTTCCCCTAAGAACAACTGGCATCACGCTCAACGTGCGTGTCGTCTCGCGACGCTGGTCACGGTGTCCACCCCTGAGCTTCAGACACGCTTCGGTAAGGAGCGTTCGCGTGTGCTGCGGAACTGCGTACCGCGTCGGTTCACCGAGCTTGAACGGCCACTGAGAGATGAACGTATCTGGGGCTGGCCAGGCGCCGTGCACTCGCATCCCGATGACGTACCCATTCTCGCAGGTGCGGTCCAGCAGCTACGCGACAACTTCCTAGTGGTGGGCTACCCAGAGGGGATGGGTAAGGCACTCGGTCTACCTGAGGATCCTCGAGCCACAGGACGCGTCGAGTTCCAGTATTGGTCGCAAGGACTACTCAACCTCGATGTTGGAGCCGCACCCCTCGCGGACTCGAGGTTCAATCGAGGCAAGTCGTATCTCAAGCCTCTGGAGCTCGCATCCGTCGGGTGCCCCTGGGTAGCGTCGGACATCGGCGAGTACCGAGTGCTGCACAACTTGTGCCCCGAGGCTGGTGTCCTAGTTGACCAACGGACACGGTCCTGGGTCAAGGCACTGAAGCGCTTTCTCACTGATGACTCGGCGTGGCAGGAAACGAGTGAAGCAGCACGGTCGATCGCTCGACTGCTGACTTTCGAGGAACACGCGTGGCACTGGGCCGAGACGTGGCAGCTGGCGCATGAGGTCACTCAACGAGTGAACGCTCGACGCGCGAAGGTCAGCTAGCGGTTGCGGAAGAGTCGGTCGAGGATCGCTCGACCGGCCCTACCCGTCTCATCTCGCCAGTCGTTGTATGTACGCGCCGAGCGCTGTGCTTCAGCGCGAGCGTAGGCAGCGATGGCGTCATCCTGCCGTTGCTGGAACTCTCGGGCTGCACGGTCACGATCATCACGACCCTGGCGGTGGTCGGCCAAGCGCTTACGAGCTTGTTCCTCCCGGGAGGGTGGACGTGGACCCTTGCGTGGACGCACGTCGTTCCTTTCTCCAAGCCACTCGAGCTGCTGACCTGCGTAGGTCTTCGGCGTCGGCACTGAGCTTCCTCAACTCGCTTACGTATAGGTCATCAAGTAGTTTATGTAGTGTCTCACGATCATCCATGATCACGGCGATCAGAGCCTCGGTCTCGAGAGCGGGTATCATCGACCCCACCTCCAGCTCTCGATGATGTACCGCAGACGATGTATCAAAGCTCGCATCAGGTCCACACCTCACGATCGCCCTTGCGCTCCCAGTCACGGAGCCGGTTCTTGGAGTTCTTCTGCAGGCCCTTGTTGTAGAGGTCGACGATGAGCTCGGGAACCTCCGTCGCCCAGATGTTCCCAGACCCCGACCTCTTCCGAGCACGGGCCCTCGCGAGGAGCTGCTCGGGAACCTCCGTCGTCAGCTGCTGACGCAGCCGGTCGCGGTTGAACTCCTTGCCGTACCGCTTCTCGATGAGGCCCAATGCGAGGATGATGTCAGACTGGAAGTTGGTGGCGGCCGAACCCCACGACTCGACGATGGTGTTGAGCACGCGCTTCAGGGTGAGGCCACCAGTCTCGCGGTGCACTCGCCGAACGGCCTGGACAGCACCGATCGTACGGTGACCTCCACCGGAGCCGATCTGCAACCCGCAGCTTCTCACGGTGCGGTCGATGTCAGCGGCCTGTGGATCGCCCTCGGCGAGTGCGGCCTTGAAGAGCGACAGTGCGTTGGGCCGACTACCGCTGTTGGCCAGGCGGAAGATACGTGCTTCCTGCTCGAACGCGAGACCATCGAACACCAGGCAGGGCACGCTCTGGTCGCTGTATCCGATCTCGAACATGACTGCCTGTCGGTGCTGACCGTCGATGAGCCAGAGGCCACCGTCGGCGCGTCGTGAGACGTAGAGCACGCCGAAGGCATCGATGTCGAAGTCCTTGGCCATCTTGCGGACGCGCTTCATGTCGAGCTGCCGCTGGTACCGCGGGTCGACACGCAGGTCGGCCACGTGGAGCCACATCAGCTCCTGGTTGGTCTGGGAAGCTGCCGCAAGCACGTCAGCTGGCAGCGCAGGTATGTTAGTCACAGTCTTATCTCCTTGTCGCATTGTTCCATCTTAGCACATCGATCTAACGTTGGGACATGGGTGAACGCGGTGAAGACTTCACCTTGCGTTCGTTGGTCGCTCTCACGGGATCGTTACTCCTGGCTGAGCTACCGCGTCCCACTACACTGTGATGGTTGTCAGTGTACCCGTGATCGACGTCCTCACTGAAGTACTCACCGGTGGGCATGGCGTCGATGACGTTACCCTCATCGTCGTGAACGAGCACGACATCATCACGTACACGGTCCATGGGGACCTCCTCTAGGAGTCTTACTTGAGTGGAGCGGGAAGGACTCGAACCTTCTCACCACTTCGAATGCCATATGAAGCTGTGAGTCTTTATGGCCACGACTCACCGGTGTACCGACTTGTCCGCCCCATGAGTGGCCCCGAGATCCGTCAGCTGCGCCACCGACGGTCTCGGGACCACGATCCTGCCTCACCGAGCGAGCACCAGCTGTGCGGCTCGGTCGACGGCCTTGTGCGTCAGGCCGTCGAAGTCCTGCACCCAGCGAGCCTCGGCGGTCCGACGCTCACCACCACGCACGTGCTCGTAGTGCTCCGAGACCGCGTTGACGAGGCCCCAGCCGTTACCCTGGTAACCGTTGCGCGTGGAGTTCTCGTAGGTGCTCATGATGCCCTGCACGTAGGCACCCTGGTCCTTCACGTACCCGTGCTGGTCCTTCACGAGGTTGCGGATGAGTCGCTCCGCGTCCTTCATCTCCAGCTCCACGGCCGCCAGACGGTTCGCCACGTCGGCGAACTCCTGGGCGTAGTCCTCCGCACCGGTGAGAACCTGCTGGGCCTGCTCCAGCTTGGCCCGCATGTTCTTGGTGTGTCGGATCGACCAGCGCTGCTTGGCTTGCCCGCCATATCCGATCCCTCGACCGAAGGTCGAGAGCGTCAGGGCGTTCATGCACGCGTCACGCAGTGCCATGTAGTTCACCTCGACGGCGCGGGAGCCGTCGTGGCTGGTGCGGAGCACGACGTACATCTGGTGACCGTCGTTGTCCAGCACCGTGAGGTGCTCGTGCTGTGGGATCTGCACGACGATGAACGCCTGCTTGCCGCCCTTGAGCTGACCACCGGCGACGAAGCCGAGGTCGATGCCGGCCATGAAGTCGAACGCTTCGCGGTACTGCAGCACCTCGTAGGTGGAGCTGACGGTACCGAGCGGCTGCTCGTTGTCCGAGCGGACCACCTTCCGCTTCGAGGGGTCGATACGCCAGTTTCCACTGGCGGTCTGGAACCCGTCCTTGCGCAGCTCGACCTCCCAGTCGAGGTCCGCCAGCTTGATGGCGTCCTCCAGGGACTGGGCCTCGTTGACGACGTTGCCCAGGTGCATCCACGGCAGGTCCCGCGTGGTGAAGAGGGTGTTCACAGCCTCATCCACCGGTTTCGCCTCGGGCGTGCCCTCGGCCTCGGGAGCGTCCTCGACGCTCGTGTTCTCATCAGTCACAGCTTACCTCCATGTCGCAGTTGCTTTCAACCGGTCTAGAGAGTCGCCCGAACTTCACCAGAGGTCGCCCATTGGTTCCTGGACGACTTGGGCCTGGAGTCCGGACTCCGTTCGGACGACTCTCAAGACCGGTTGGCTTGACAAGTTCATACTATCAGGTCAGGTACCTGGATGCAACTTGCGACGAAAGTTTCTTTCGTGCCACCGCTTGGTGTCACGATCCCTGAGCGAGACGCTCCGCACGTTGTGCTTCGTTCCAACGGAGCGCTGCTTCGGCGTCGAGGGCCACCAAGACGTTCTTCTCTTCGTCGAGGATGCTTGAGTCAGTGGGATACGTTCCGTTGTGATTACACGGGTAGAACCAACGGTGCACGGGGTGGAACACCATGTCATGCGCCTTAAGCATGTAAGTGGGAAGCTTACACGTCTCGGGTGGTGTGCTGTCCTTGCTCATGACGTAGTTACCTCATCACTCTCGAAGACACGGTGGGTGTCGACCTTTCCGGGTATGTACTCGCCGTCGAGCCACCAGACGAACCGACGTGCACGGTCCACATACGTGTGGATGGTGTTCAGCTCGAGGCCCGCGTCGATGAGCTCCTGCTTGTACCTGTTGAGCTCGGTTCGCAGTGCGGCCGTGGTGTATGCATCCTTCATCAATGTCACCTCTTCTCGAGCTCGTCGCCGACGATGGTCAGCACCGCACGACGCTCGTCGGCGTCCATGCAGTGCACGTTGGTCGCGAGACGCCGTACCTGTGTGAGCAGCTCAGCGGCGTTGAGGCTGGCTGCCCACTCCATGGGGGTGAGGTCAGGATCGGTGGACATATGTTCCTCACTTATCTTATTTATCTTTACTTCATGGTCGATCGCTCGTTGCGCGCTTCGTCGTGCTCCCCACCTGGTCCACGAGTAACCTACAGCTCCCCTAGGAAGACCATAGACGAACCAACGAAAGAACTTAGGTTCACGTGGGTATGAACCGCGAATTCTGTAGTAAGGGTCACTCACTTCTTCACCCTCCGCACTCGGGTAACCTTGAAGCTCCGGCGTGCTGGTGCGTGTGGGTTCTTCTTGCGACTGTACACGGGACCGTACACCTCGACATACTCCTGGGTGTTGTCCACGTGGTGGTAGAGGAAGCGGAACGTTCCAGCTTCACTCACGATCTTTACCGGGTCACCTCGTCGGTAGCCGTTCCACTCGGCCGACCGCACCGCGCCGCCGGGTGACTGCTTGATGAGGGACACTGGAGGAGCGGTGTCGAGCTCCTCTTCGAGTACGTTGAGCAACACCTCGGTGATGAGACGGATCTCGCGCTCGGTCGGTGGTCGGAAGTTCGTCTCGAGCCGGGCGATCGCTGAGATCGTCAGCCCCGTCCGCTCGGAGAGCAGCTTTCGTGACCAACCGAAGTCTTCACGAAGCTTGCGCAGCCCCGCACCGTCGAACTGCTGGGAGGTACTCGTCGTCTCAGGTGGTGTACTTCTAATCCCACTGTCTACCGGCACGTCATCTCACTTTCGTCAGTGTCTCCACCAGGGTCCGTCTGTGCACACAAGCCGTGTGAGAGGATCTCCTGGGTCGTGCTTAGGCCACGGTGTGTTCCAGCGCTCGGGATCTCGTTCGTACGTTCGACACGCTTCGTAGGGGTCGAACCGCTTACCCGTCTCGGCGTCCACGAGCTCGCCGAGGTCGAAGTTGAGCTCGTCCTCACGTGAGGTCATGCTTTGACTCGTTCACTCAGCCAGGTGTCGCAGAGCTTCACGATCTGAGGAATGCTCGTGCTAGGTGGTGTCTCAGCTTTACCGGACGCTTGACTCACGGCGTCGGTCATGGTGGTCCAGCACAGGCCCGCGAGTTCGCGACCGAGCTCGCCGCTCGCCTCGAGCTCAACGAGCTGCCTGGGTACGTCGAGACCGTCGAGCTTCTTAAACGCCAGGGCGAAGCGGATCGCCTTCTCGAGACGCCTTGCCTCTGCAGCTTTCATCGTCCCATCCTCGGTGTGTCCAAGTTCACGAGTTCATATTATCACATCTCGGGTCACTGTGCAACCGGGTCGGCGGCACCCCAGGCTGGTTCCCCGGAGCTTACCCGATGCTCTGACGGGGAGGGGTGCCGCCGAACCGGTAGACTGAGCGGTGTGGGTCGCTCAGCCGACCGCCGCTGACCTCACGCAGCGGCGGGAAGCTGCCCGACATACTGGGTGCCGAGCTCGGTCAGGTACCAGCGGGGCGTGCGGGACTCGGTCTTCTCCTTCTCGACGAAGCCCCGACGCTTGAGGTTGACCATCGACGCGTACACGGCGTTCCGACCCAGGCCCAGGACCTCGGTCAGCTTCTCCACGGTGTACTTCGGGTCCTCACCCTCGGCGGGTGCGACCGTGAGCGCGCGGGCGACCTGACGGTCCCGGTTGATGACGTCGATCGAACGCCGGGTGTTCTCGACGAACGGGTCGGTGGCGACATCAGTCATATCGTTCGTTCCTTCCTGTAGCAGTGTTGCGAATCTCGACTGTACCACAACCTATGAGCAAGGTTGCACCTTCGTCACATCAATGAGACTCTCGTGATCCGCGATGGGAGTCCCCACACGCTCACCAGGCTCACCTAGGATTGAGCGCTTTGCCCATGTCGCGATCCAGCGTCCACTTCCCACGGGAATGCCCTTACCCCACGTGGATTGAAGTTGGGAGTAGCTTCGTAGTGGTTTTATGACCCAGTCATCGGGAAAGCCCATGATGCGAGCAGCTTCACGGTGAGTGAGTGTGCGATCGTGTGTGGGATGTAACACAAGTTGAAGAGCCCCACCGGTGATGACACGTGCAGGCTTCTCAGGCTTCCAGCGGATGAGCTGGTGGAAACCCATGTGAAAGCCGTTGTTGAGCAGTTTCTCACGACGGTACTCCCACGTAGGAGGAAGCGTACCGGTGAGCTGATGATAGCGCTGGGCGACCATCGAGATGTTCTCGCCTGGGTTCCAGGGTCCTGCTACCGGTAGGAGCGCCATCGCGCGGTGAAACTCAGGAGTGGTACGCGTGACGTGCCCATCGAAGCCGTGCTCTGCTCTAAGCCGCTCGGACCAGGGGCTAGGTAGGGAACGGTACGGCTGACGTTCCCAGGTGACCGGGGACGACTCGATGTCCCCGATGGCGTCCCAGAGCGTTGGCAGGCGCCGCAGTTCCGGCAGCTCGACGCCAAAGGGAACACGTGCTGCGACCCAGAAGTAGCGACGACGTTCGGCGAACCCACCTAGTGCAATGTTGTTGTGCTTCACGTGATACAGGTGATAGTCGAGGCCGGTCCGGTTGCGAAGATGATGTATGAGTGCGGTCATGAGCTCACGGCCGGTCGTGAACGCCTGCTGGACCGACTCGAACACCGCCACGTACGGCCGCACCCGTGACACGTAGTCGACGAACGCCCACATGCACGCGTTCGCCGGTGAGTTCACCCCACGGAAGTTGCGATTGGACATCAGTGAGAACCCAGCTAAGAGCACGGGGGGTTACCCGTGACTAGAACCACCTCCCCTCCGGGATGCTCCCAAGTAGAAGGATCGCCTTCTTGTACTTCCCAGTTCTCACCAAGAAGATGACGATTAGCGAGACAATTAGGAGCACCAAACGCTCCACGTTGTTCACATTTACCTGCGAGCTCGAAACCCGCTTGCACTGTCCCAAGCGTGAACCCACCAGCGAAGCCCTGACAATCTACGAAACGCATTGACCCTCGCGCTTGTGTCGTTCGATCCAGTTCACTGCCCAATCACGACCACAGTCATTACACAAGATACGCTTACGTGGCTGACTCATCTTGATGAGTGCTTCATCAGTGTGTCTTTTTCCATGAAATGGATTTAGCTCACCCGGTTGACTCTTACGTACATTTGATTCAGGTGAGAACTTCATTCCTTTCGTGGGTGAAGGACGACCCTTTAGTTTCTCACTGATACGTCGCTTCATTTCTTCATCAGGTGAATGTTGTCGCTGATGACAGATGGCATGAGCTATCGTGAGATTCTCAGGTTCATCATTCGTGACATCTTCATCAAGATGATGAACGTTTCCATCCCACGTACCACGACCTATTTGTATAACGAGATCACCACAGTATCGACACTCCCATGGGGCATATCCGTACGCCGCATAAAAGTTCTTCATCGTTCGTCGATGACGTCGTCCGGGCTTTGTCCCACCCATTATCAAGTTGTGATGTTGATCTCGCCGCCACAGTTGCCGCAGTGCGACTGTCCATCGGCCGCGAGGATCGTCGGCTCGATGACTCCACAGTGTGAACAGCGATATGAGATGTCCACCTTGGTGGCACACGTTGAACAGATGAAGACAGGTGCGTCATCAACCGTCGCATTGAGCACAGCACCTGGACGATCGAGCTCGCGACTACAACCTGGGCACTTGTAGCCCTCTTTGGTGTACGCTCCACTCTCACGTCGTGCTCGGTTCCGTCGCTGCTTCGCAGTGTAGAGTGCTTCCCACTCTTCATCAGTGACGTCGAGTGCACAGAGCATGTTCGCGAGGAAGTGCCCAAGGTCCACGAGCTCACCGATCGCAGCGGTACGATCGTGCACACCACGCGGTGTGTGCATCCACGGCTTCCAGTCGATCTCATCGAGGAACTCGGTGATCTCGCAGTGGGCGGCCGTGGTCTGCACGTGGAGGTAGTCGGCGAGCGCATCACCATCTACGGCGAACTCTTCATAGTCGACATCGAAGAACTTCGACTGAAGCTCACGTGTCGACTCGAGCCAACGCCATCGATCACTCACCGGCCATCTCCAGCTCGAGGCGGACCTGTTCCTCGACCCACTGGTACGTCTCGGTGATGCCGTCGATGAGTGACGTCTTAGGCTCCCAGTCGAGTACGTTCCTGATGAGCGTGTTGTCACTGGACCGACCTCGCACACCAAGCGGTCCCTTCACGTACACAAGGTCGACTGGGTAGTCGGCGACGTTCGCGATCAGCAGCGCGAGGTTCTCAACGCTGATGACCTCCGAGCTGCCCAGGTTGAGCGGGTCGGGGTAGTGTCCACGGCCGATCTGCAGCAGGCCCTCGACCGCATCTGAGACGTAGCAGAACGATCTGAGCTGTGTGCCGTCGCCCCAGACCTCGATGGCTGGAGCGTTGGTCAGCTTAGCGGTCGCGATCTTCCGACACAGTGCCGCTGGTGCCTTCTCACGACCACCCTGCCACGTTCCATACGGACCGTACACGTTGTGAAGTCGAGCGACCCGAGTCTCAATATTACGATCCTCACTGAAGTGTCGGTGCATCCTCTCACCGAAGAGCTTCTCCCAGCCGTACCCATCCTCGGGATCGGCAGGGTAGGCCTCATCCTCCGAGAGCGCGACGAAGTCCACTGCGAGGTTGCGCTCATCATTCTGGATGTACACTGGATAGACACACGCCGACGAGGCGTAGATCACACGCTTCCAGTCGAACGCGTCAGCGGCACGAAGAACGTTCGTCGTCGTGAGTACCGTGAGCATGCAGCTTAGCTTGTGCGTTTCGATGAAGCCCATGCCGCCCATGTCAGCGGCGAGTGAGTACACCTCATCGAAGTGATAGTCACCTAGACGTTGAAGATACGACGGATCACCGGCGTTGAAGTCGGGAACGTTTGTGATGTCAGCCTCGAGGTGCTGGAAGCGATCAGAGATGTCAGCGCCGGCTACCTGAACCTGGTGCCACTGTCCAAGTGGCTTGATGTCGACCGCAACGACCTTCTCACCATCGTCGAGTAGTCGACCAACGAGGTGGCCGCCGATGAAGCCTCCGGCTCCGGTGACGAGAACCCTACGTCCAGTCACTGTCGCCCTCCTCGAGCGCTGTCTCAACGTCAGTAATCCAGGCATCAGTCGCCTCACTCGTGTGCATAGACAGTAGGCCCGACACAACATCGAACGCATCGACGTACTGATCGAGGATAGGAGCGTCGGCTGTGATGTCCGCCTCACGCAGTCGTGTGATGAACTTCGGAAGGATCTTGTAGCCGAGAAGTTCCTGCTCGAGGTCCTTCACGAGGTTGTGCTCGTTGCGCACCGAGTGCGTCAACGGGTGTCCGTAGCTGACCCGCCACCGAGCGACGTCCATGACCGCACGTGCGATGTACGACGCGAGAATGTCATCATAGCGACCCACGTGCACCATGCACTGCAGCAGTGGTGCGAGTTCCCGGGTGATCGCCGTGTTCTGCGTGTTGAACGGCGCCCACAGTCCGTAGTCGAGCACAACGTTCTCATCGACCACGATCGTGTCACATGTGGGGTTGTTCACGATCCGCTCGACGGCGTCGACGTCGGGGTCACCGGTGGTGAGTCCCTGGACCACACCGACATTGTCGAGCCACTTCGATTCGCTGGTGAAGTTGAGCGAGTCGCGTCGTCTATCGAGTGGGAAGCCGCGCTGCCACGTCGGCGGTGTGAGAAGTGAACCGGGGTTCCACAGACCGTCGGGCGCCGACAACAGCCGACGCATACCCGGCTGGAACTCATCGATGATTCGGTGAAGGTATCGGTAGTGCGGCTCATTGTCGTCATCAACAGTGATGATGACGTCAGCACCGATGGCGAGAGCGTGAAGAGTGGCAATGTTACGCCGCTGGATCGAGTAGGTGCCGACTTGTCGATGTGTCTTCCAACGCGTCGTCGCCGCATCATCGACTCCGAGGTACGTTCCTCCGAGCTTCTCGACGTACTCGCGAGCCTCAGGTGGAGTCGAGACGTCTCCCGACACGATGATGTCAAGCTCGACCTGCCCAAGAGGAGAGGAGGAGTCGGTCTGCCGATCAAGCACATACGCTGAGAGCAACGTCGGCGTGTGGATCGTAGTCGTCACGACCGCGATCTTCTTGATGGATCGTCTGTTCTTCGCTGTGATCATATCTTCAGTCTTTCTCCTATCATCCTGATGATGCGCCTCTCACTACATGCACGATCGTACAACCGCCGTTGGGCCGCTGCCAACCACGCCCACGTCTCGGGGCTCGATGACACGGCCTCAACTCTCTTCGCGAGCTGCTCGGGATTCTCCACACGAAGCCACTGTGCGAGGTGAACGAGCTCATCATCAACCTCAGTTCCAGAAGAGACGAGATGATCGAGCGTGGGAATGATGTGTCCCTGTGTGTCATACTTAGGGTGAAAGAAGCAGACGGTGCCGGTTGCGAACGCCTGCCACGGCTTCGTCGTCGCCCACCCTGAGCCACTGGACGGAGTGGTGAGTGTACACTTTACACTGCGTAAGAGATCGTAGTAAGCGGATGCCGGTGCGGGTTCGATGATCGGTCCACCGAGTGCGATGATCGTCTCTTGCGACTTTGGGCTCCACTTACCGTGGATGAAGTTCGGCTGCAGTGGCAGCACGTAGTCGACCAGTGCGTCGAGTCGGTTGTCCTTCACATATGAACGAGCCTCGTTGATGAAGAGACCGAATCGCTGGCGTTGTGGGAAGTCTTCGTAGTACCATGCTTGCACGTGTTCAGGGAGAATCCCACAGATCTCAAGCTGTGAGTACACATACTTGTGTCGTCCCGACCACGTGTGACCGTCGAGCTGTCTCGCTACGTCACTGAACCCACACGCCTCTGGTGTTCGTGTGTCCGAGTAGCGCTCGTGCTTATCGGCTCGCTCGAAGTCGAACTGCCCAAGCACAGGATGACGTGGTGGATAGAGGAGATCACGACACTTGATGTAGTTACGTGGGTCGGGACAGAGCCAGATCTCTTCGCGGTTCAGTGGGTCTTGATACCTGAACGCGTTGATGCCTCGGATCACATATGAGGCATAGTTAAGAAACGCCTCTTGTGGTTGAGTGAGATCATCCCAGCCGGAGCCTACCTTGGGGATGGGTGAGTTTGACGTCCCGTGCTGGCCCGTCCAGACCACGAGACCATCGAGCTCTCGGAAGAGCTGAAGCGTGAGTCGATCATATGTGTCGATCTTAGCTTGTGCGGTCTTGGCACCACGAAGCTCGGTCGCAACGACGTCCCTGAGCTCGACCCAGGGGTTGGTGACGTTCTCAGGTAGACCGACGTCTGCCGGCTTCTCACCTGAGTTCCGTCCCACGATCACCCACTCGACGTGTGGGTATGTCTGGGCGAGCGTCTTAAGAAGCAGCGGTGGTTCATCATCACCACCGACCACTCCCCAGCCACTCGGGTCCAGAGGCATGGAGCGACCTAATTTAGCATATCCCACTCTCATGATTTCCACAATCCACTTGCGATGTTTGTTGCACGTATCTTAGCATCACGTTCGGGTGTGTAGATGCTTTTCAGCTTACCGTCTTGATGTGCTTTCTTCACCGAGGTACTTAGCTTGGCACGAGTCTCAGGCGTATGAGTGAAACCTCTTAATCCCTTCCGCCACATTGAGTTACAACCTCGGTGCACAAGACGCAGATTCTCAATTCGGTGTGGTCCACCTTTGTGTCGTGGAATGACGTGATCAAGGACAGGACCATGCTTGTTGCCGCATTGGTCTCCTGCGGCGTTTACGTAAGTGAAGTCGAAGTCTGCATAGTCGAACTTGCACTCGGGATGTTGACAGCGAAGTTCAGTGATAAGCTCCATGTCAATCATCGTATGTATGATACATACCATCAACCATCTTGATGACCAAGTATCAAGTTGACTATGCAGTTCTTCCTTCGACATCGTCTCAGCTGGGGACAGGCGGAGGAGGCGGAACCGGACCCTGCTCAGTGGACGCCGGTGCCTGGGTCGGAGCCTGGGGATAGGGCTGCTCGAACTGCTGCGGCGGAGGCCCGACAGGAGCTTGAGGGGCCGGCTGCGGCTGCTCAAGCGGAGCTGCCGGGGTCGTCGACTGCACCCACTGACCGTCAGGAGTCTGGGACCAGCCGGGAGGAGCACTGGGCGTAGGCGCTGGAGGCGGACCCACCGGAGCGGGTGCCTGGTACTGCGGCATCTGCGGCGCCGGCATCTGCGGTGGCTGCTGCATGGGAGCTTGTGGCTGCGGCGGCTGCACCGGCGCAGGTGCGACGGTGGGCGGCTGTACCGGTGCTTGAGGCATGGGAGCCGCGGGAGCCTGCATCAGTTGCGGCGCGGCGACAGGGGCAGCTCCCAGCTGCTGCGGTCCGGCCGGGCCGACCTGCCCTGCGGTCTGAGCGTCAGGCGGCATGACACGGTTCACCTCGTTGCGAGGTTCACCCTGCCACATACGAGTTCCGAGCTCGACACGCACACGACGACCCATCAGCGTCGCCGCCACCTGCTCCCACGGCGGGTTCTGCATGAAGAAGTCGGCGTCGAGTCCGTGGAACGACATGTGCCGGAAGAAGATGGCGAGTGCCGTGGGGTTGTCGCTCGTGAACGTGTACTGGTTGAACACGGTCTTGCCGGCGCTCGGTCCGGTCTCGACACGGTACTTCACCCGGATCATGGGCTTCTGCGTCGAGCTCTCGGTCGGCTTCGCCTCGATGACGACGAGATCATACGTCCCATCGGGCAGCGGCTGGAAGCTGACCGTCTGCGCCTGCTGCAGCGCAGACTGAAAGTTGATCACTGTCAAGCTGACTCTCCGTTCGTGTTGAGCCCGAAGGCCGCGTTCAACGTCTGATGCATCACATAGACGTTGGGTTCGTTGATGACGTCACCGAGGACGCCCTGCACCGCCTCACCTGCCTCGAAGAGCGGGTGTTGCGAGATGAGAAGCTTGCGAACCTCGGGTCCCGTAGGTTGCCCGTTCACGTCCGCTGTGTTCTCCTTGTAGAGGTAACCCGTGACGTCCATCCAGTAGGGGAGAGCGGTGATGATCTGCCCCTGCATGTTGGGCTTCCACTTACCACTCTGGTCCTGCTTCGTCTCAGCGATGAACATCACGACGGCGAGCGGACGTGTGGGATGAAGTGTAAGATCACGTAGGCCTCGGATGATGCGAGACATGCGATCGAGAAGAAGCCCCCAGTCCTGGATGCGGAGTGCTTCCGAGCCCTTAAGCGCCTCACGACAGCGTCGCTGGAGCTCGGTGATCGAGTCGAGCACCAGTGACTGGAAGTGGTGCTGCCCCTGGGTGAGCCACTGGTAGGCCTGCTCGACGGTGATCCAGTCGTTGCACTGCACGACGCAGATGTCCCACGTACCGTCGTAAAGAGGTGGTGGACCGTTGGGTACCCACGTCGTGAGTCTCACCGGTCGGCCGTACATCGCCGTGACCGATCGAGCACTTGGAAGAAACCGTGTACGACCCTCAGCATCGAAGATCAAGACAGGTGGTGGACACGTTCCCGCGAGCGTGGTCTTACCGACCTTACTGTACGCGTGAACGAGAAGCGAAAGAGGGACTGTCACAGGTGGGGTGCCTCCGGAGGTCGTCAGACTACTCTACCAGGTTCGTTGCTTGACGATCGTCGTAGCGTCGCAGTGGGTTGATAGCCACGTAGTGTTCTTGGATGAAGTCTTCAGCACGAGACCCATCATCCATCATCGGGCACACGGTGTTGAACTCGCAGCCCCACAAGCACCGTTGGCTCGGTGAAGGATACACGACGTACTGAGGATCGGCACCGTCGGAGAGGGAGCGCTCGACCTGACCGATCTGCAGCGCCTCACCGATCAGGCGCTTCTTGAAGTTCTGCACTTGGTGGTCGTTGTGTCGAACTTCCACACGCTCATAGAACGGAGGCTTAGCGGTCACACCACGCTTCACCTTACGAAGCATGTTGTAGAGCGCACCCTCGACCCAGGGCTCACCGTCGTTCCGGTTCGCGTCCTCAAGCACACGGTACATCAACATCTGCTCATCCCACACGAGCATACGTGTGAGCTGGCCGATCGAACCACACGTCTTATGGTCCATGAACAGCACTGCGTGATCATGTTCACGTCGTAGGTCGGCGTCGACGGTACCGGTGAGCTCGATGTTTGGAGCGTCCAGTGGCGTCTCGAGAAGCGCGGTCAGCGTGCGCTCAGGAGCGATGACGATGTACCCCTGGTCGGCGCCCGTCTCTTGCAGCCACTGGACGTAACCGTCAAGCATCGCACGCGCGAGGTCGGCTTCCCTCTTAAAGTCGGCGAGCTTGGTGACCGCGATGTCAGCATCGACGTCCGTGAGCTGAGAGACGAGTGCGGACTCATCTCGAAGGAGTAACTTCTCGAGTGCTTCACGAGGATCGACACCCTTCCAGTCGGGCACATACCACTCGGCGAGCGCCTCGTGAACCCGAGTGCCGATGGCGAGAGGTCCTGTGAGTGGTGTTCCCTTCGGTGTCAGACCTCGGTACCACGTGAACCACCACTTGCGGCGACAGTGTTTGAAGGTCTGCACCTCGGAGTTCGTCAGTCGTCGAAGACCGTTGTGGTGAAGTCCCTGAACACCGATGAGCTCGGGCTCCTCGACCTCTGGAACGACGACTCCTTGAAGCACGGAGGCTGCCTCGGTCGAGCTGGGTGAAAGACGACTCATGAGGTCTGAGAGTCGAGCCGCGCGCTCGTGTTCCTCAGCGATTGCGGATTGCACCTCAGGTTGAGCGAGGAGAGCGCTGTGCTCTTCACGCGAGGATGCATACGTGGGTTCCTCGAGATTCGTGAGCCAGAGCGTCTCGAGGTCGTCGTCGAACGGTAGGACCGTGACGTCGACTAGTCTGCTCGTAAGAGCTGTGGTGAACGACTGCACCGCTTGTGCAGGAGTGGGCACCGGCGCTTGGCCGTTACCACTCATGAGAGGTCGGAGTGCCTCACGTTCTTCGGGACGCATGTCACGCTTCCCGGTCTCGATGTTGTGGAGCTTGGCCGGAGTGAGTCCGCACTGCGCGGAGAACTTCTCGCGGCTCAGCTTCAGTGCTTTGCGCGTAGCGAGCACGTCCGCGCCGGTGAAGTCGGTCAAGAGATCTCCTTACTCATCCTCATCAAGATAGTCGATGTACTTAAGTGCTATGGCCGCGATCAAGATGAGAGCCACGACCAGGACGAACGCGTCGGGCCAGCTGTCGACGAGTGCGAGTGCGACGAACATCAGTCTACCTCCGATAGTGTCACAGGTGTCTTCATGAGTTGTTCACGGTCGTGAACAACCTCTTCAAGCTGTTCGCGCTTCTCTCGCAGTCGTTGTCGCTGGCGAACTTCGATCGTACCAGGTGCGATGATGTCGATCACGGTGATCGAAGAGTGGCGCTCTGAGCCGATGCGGTGCACGCGATCCTCTGCTTGCATGTCTTCCACCATCGACCATGAGCGCTGGAGTTTCACGAGAGTGTCGGCCGCAGTGAGTGTGATGCCCGTGCCACCGGCTCCGACAGTGAAGAGCATGACCTGTGCTCGACCCTCTTGGAAGTCGGTGATGTTGTCCGCACGCTGGTACTCAGGTACGCGACCCGTGACCTGACGATGAGACACACCGAGCTTCATGAGTCGTTCGGCGGCGAGCTCGATCAGCTGTCGTGAGAGTGCACAGACGGCGACCTGTCGTGAACCAATCTCAGCGAGAATCTCTTCGAGAACGTCGAGCTTGGCGCTGGGTGCGGCGAGTCGGAGCTGCCCATCCTCGGTGATCGTGCAGCTGGCCGATGCGAACTGCACCAGACGAGTCGCCTTCACGAGGTTCGTGGGAGCGACGAGTACGTCACCATCTTCAAGCACGACCATCAACTCATCTTCCATCTGACGATAGAGCTTGAGCTGCGTCGGAGTGAGCGGTGCTTCACGCATCTCATACACCTTCGGTGGAAGCTGTGTGAGCACCTGCTCCTTGAGCACTCGTCGGAAGCGTGGCACGACGATCTGGTCGAACTCACCACGTGTGTCTGGTCGAACGCCGACGACGTCGAGCGTCGCCATATGGTTCCACGACATGAGAGCGTAGCGATCGAGAAACTTCGTCCTCGTGGGGAAGTCCTGTGGTGCGAGACCGTGCATCAGTGACCAGATGTCACCGACGTTGTTGGCGATCGGTGTGCCCGTCAACGCTATGCGATGCTCGACCGACGGCTGGTGCTGCACAGCCCAGCACGCACGTGTCTGTTGGCTCTTAGGATCCTTCATGCGGTGCGCTTCATCAACGACTACCGACTTGAACTTGAACCGCTGGAGTTCCTTGGGGTGCACGTGACAGCGTGAAGCAGTCAGATCTGAGTCACGTGCTCCACCACACTCACGACAACGGAGAAGTCGAACGGGACCATAGGGAGCGAGACGCGAGTGAAGCTTCACTGCTTCATAGTTCACGATCACTAGAGCGGTGGGATCAAGCAGTGCTTCATCGAGCTGCTTACGTCGTTTCGCCACGCCACCCTCGAGCACATAAGAGGTAGCCTTGGGAAACCACAGCTCGGCTTCATGCTTCCAGACGTGCTTCACCGAGTTAGGACAGATGATCAGTGCTGGAAGAGCGGTCTCGTCGGACTGATGCCAGTGACGAAGTGATGAGAGAGTCACGCACGACTTGCCCGTACCCATCTCTGAACAGTCGAGTGAGCCGATCGTACCTCGGTGTACCATAACGTGATACCCAACACTCGCCTCCTGAAAGCCGTAGAGACGGTCATCAAGATCGAGTGACCATGAGTCTTCAAGCCACTCACGTCGCTCGATGGCCTGTGAGTACCAGTCCCAGCGTCCGTGATACCAAGCATAGAGCTCGGGACCAAGTGTTAACATGACCGTGCCGTCAGGTCGCGTACCGCTGAAGACACCGCACAGCGCGACGAACACACCCCACGTCAGTGGACCCGTCCAGTGATCCTGACGTGCTTGGTAGTTCAGCCCGGGTACCTGGGATGCGAGGTCTTTCTCGGTCCAGTCGGCCTTGACTACGATCTGATCGGCGACACGCTCAGCTTGAGCCACTTGCCTCCTTCTGCAGTATCTCGATCAGCTGTGCTTCGACCTCGGTGACCGGCCACCAACCGTCATGTAGACCATCCGTCTCAAGCTCGGGACTGCCGCTGTCAGTGTCTTCTCGTGTCACCGTCAGACCGTGCTCCACGAGCTGACGTAAGAGTGAGATCGCAGCACGCGCATGTTCGAGGTCGGTGTCCGTCGCTCCTGGCGCGCTCGCCCAGCCACGCCATCGTGCGTTCACTTCACCGCCTTCAGACGACGCGTCTTTCTCGTCGTATTACGTGACTCCTCGAGCAGCCACAGGCGAACCTGACGACGTCGAGGTGCCTCACCGCGGGGGAGACTGTATCCCGCGGGACGGTGATCGTACTTGTCGGCGAGGATCTCACCGAGGTAGTCCAGTGCGATGTGACGCTCGGTGCCACAGCGGTCACAGCGGTAGTGTAGGACGTCATCGGCACCGCGCCAGTAGTCCGAGTTGGGCATCACGAAGTCGGCCGGACACGGCACGTGCTCCATCCAGTGGAGCGTACCACGACACGGATACTCGTGAAGGTGCTGCTTGGTCTTCATGGGTTCCTCATCTCATATGTGTTTGATCAGTTGGCCCAGTACTCACGAGCGAACGAGTTGTCCTTCTGGGCGAGCCACGTCATCACGACGCGAAGTGCATCACGTGTGTGTCGCGAGCCGAGCCAGAGTCCGTGGTGCTTAAGCCGCGCGTCCTTCGCGAAGTTCTTAGAGTCCGCTCGAGCGACCTTGTGATACTCGACCTGATATGCTTGAGTGACGTACCACAACGCACCCACGACGTGAATGACGTCATCGAGGTTCTCACCCGTGTTCTTACGTAGTGTATCGGCCGAGAGGTCGAACCGCTCGCAGACGATGATGGGTCGTAGCTTCATGTCGACCACCCACGCACACAACAGCGATGAGATGTACGCGAGTGAGTCGTAGGGAGTACCCGCGAACTGATCCATGATCTGGCGCTGGGTGTTGTCCCAGACGACTATCCCGGT